CTAAAGAGCGGGACTGTGAGCAAGCAGCAGCACATCGCCGCTGTTGATGCGGTCGGCCGCGGTGCGCGCGACCATCAGCGCCCGAGCGCGCTTCGTGTAATGGCGGACGGTGTCAGGGGTCATCCCGCAGATCGAGCCGATCTGGTCGTCGTTGAGCCCCAACTCCTTCAGATAGCAGGCGGCGTTCTTCCGCAGACCGTGGAAGCTGTACCCGCGCGGGCGCCCGTTGCTCAGGTATGTCGGCGATCCCAGGTCATCCATCAGCCGGCGCACCCGCTCCTGAACAATCTTCGGGTCGCTGAAGGGTTTGCCCGAACGATCGTATAGGATCGTGCCGACGCCGCGAGGCACCTTGTCGATCTCCTCCAGCCACAGCGGGTGCATCGGCACGGCGACGATCGCCTTGTTCTTCGACGCGGTGAATTGCATCGTCCGGCCGTCGTGCCAGTCATGGCGCATGCGGATGACGTCACCGATACGAGCGCCGCTGCACAGGCCGGTGATGAGCGCCAGGCGCAGCATCGGCGACGCGAGCGACAGGGCCCGGGCGAGAATGTCGGCTGGCCACGGCTCATGCTCACCGATCGGCAGCAGCCGCACGTCCGTCGTCGGGTTGTCTCGGCGCCAGTCGTTCAGGGCAGCATAGGCCATCAGCACCTTGAGGGTCGCCAGCCAGTTGTTCGCCTTGCCCGGTGCGTCCGCATAGGCGTCGCGCATCTTGCGCACGTCGCTCGGCCGGCATGCCTTCACCGATCGGTGCCCGTGCTCGATCGCGATCATGTCGAGATACCGGGTCCGGTTGGCGCGCGTCTTCGGAGACGGGATGGTGCGGAACTCGCCGCTGCCGCGGTAAGCCTCCACCAGCGCCTTGAACGTTCCAGCACCAGCGCGTTCCGGCTTGGCGTCCGGCCGCGACAGCTCGGCATAGGCGAGCGCGAACTGCGGGCTGTCGAGCGGAGGAAGGCGCAGATAGGTGTCCTTCCCGCCGACCTTCCTCCGGTAATAGAGCCTGTCACCCTTCTGGCACACGCCCTTCATCGTAAGTCGGCCCAACTCGCATCCCCTGCATCGCCCGATTCGCCGGCGGACAGGATACCGAATTGCGCTTCCACGAAGCGGTCGAGTTGCACCTTCGCCCAAAGCAGCCGTTTTCCCTCTCGGATCGGCTGCGGATAGACCCGCTTCCCTACGCGGTCGCGGAAGGTCGTCTTCGAAATGCCCAGATAGCTGGCGGCCAGATCCTCGCCCAGGCGCGCGGGCCAATGCGGCAAGGTCGACACGCGTGCGTCCGTCATGGCCGCTTCCTCTCCCTCTCATGCTTGTTCAAAAGGTTGGCGACCAAGGCGGCCTCAGCGGGCCCGGTCGTATCCGCGTAGTGCTTGCCGTCGCGCAGGACCTGCTTGCCGGTCGAGGTGTAGGTCATGGCAGCGGCTCCTGGGCCGCAGTGATGGCCGAATACTGATCGATGGCATCCTGTTCGGGGATAGCGATCTCGTCAGGATTGCCTTTGCGGACATGCCACCCGCCATCTCGGGTGCCAGCGATGCTCAGCGCATCATCTCGGCTGTAACGACCAGCGCGCGTGATATACCTGGTGTACCCGCGGTGATCTGGTCCCCACCACGCCTGGTGCTCATTCGACCAGACGAGATACCGCCCCGCCTGCTGCTCACCTCGCGGCTGCATCGCGGCGAGCGCTGCGCGAGCATAATGTTCGCACCGCAACCGCTGCTGGGTAGTTCCCAAGAACGGCAGGTCATCACAGAAGGGATCATCTTCTAGTGCCTGCGCCACCCGCTCCACCGCATCCTCTGCCGGCGCGGGGCGGGCGGCGACCGATTGCAGCCGGCGCACTTCTGCCACTCGCTGCACCATGTGGTCGCCGTCATAGAGCCCGCGCCGGATGTGCTCGCACGTTAGTTCACTGAGGATGCCGGAAACGATGTCAGCAGCCGCCTCGCGATCGCACTGCTCCACCTTCACTTCGTCATTTGCCATGGTCGGTGTCCTGGTTGAGGAGGTGGGCGCGAACCAGATGGCCCCTAAGAGTGAGCGCCAGAACCTTGCGGCCGAAGAACAGCCAACGGGGCCGGTAATCCAGCAGGCCGGCTGCAATTAGATTCGCTCTGGCAAGTCCAAGCTCAAGCGTCGGCTCACCACTCGGATGGGAAAGCAGCGCACTCCTTCGCGCCTTCGTCAGCCGCCCCGAGATCTCTGCCACGTCCATTCTCACGCTCCTTCGGCCGAGAGGGCAGCGCGAAGAACCTTTTCCGCCCACAAGCGGCCGGTCATCGTTGCGCACGGATCGCGAACCTCACGGAAAGCAGCTTCCGCCTCCCCGCCCGCGTCTGCGGGGGCTGGGGATGCGGACAGCATGTAGGCCCATGCCGTGCGCAGAATATCTTGTTGCTCGCTCTCCTCAGCGTCGTTCGCGTAAAGGCATGTGTCGGTATACGCCTTTATCATGCCGTCGGTTGGCTTCATCGGCACCAACTTCCACCCGCCCGCGTCTGCGGGGGCTGGCGGGGGTGCGGCGAGCATGGCGGACCAGACTTGTCGAAGGCCGGCTCCTTCATCACACGCGGCATGGGCGCGGGTCATCATCGCCTCAGTCGGCACCACCGGCACCAGCTTCCAGCCCTCCCCCACCCCTGCGCGGTAGGTTTCGAGAAGGGCGTCAGCGACACGCTTCCATGCCGTCATCGTGGCATCGCAGTTCTTTGCGCGCAGATCGGCAGGCAGTTGCTCCGGCTTGACGTTCAGCCACGCAGCAAGCGCGACCAGTTCGAGCGGCGGTCTTTGCTCCCGCATCGCGTTCGTGTCGGCGGCGGGGGTTGCGAGCGCGGTCATGCGGGCACCTGGGGGTTTGCCAATTCCAGCAGCACATCGGCGTGGCAAGCAGCATCGAGGCGACACCAGCAGGCGAGGTTCTTGCCGCGCAACTCGGCGACGCGGTCCATGAAGAAGGCCCGGTCGGCGTTGCTCATTCCGGCGATGTCACGCTCATAATCGGCACGCGTTGAGCCGGCGTAGTTGCCGTAGGGGCTCGGGCGGCTCACCTTCACGGTGTTGGCGGGCATCCTCCATCCCTTCTTCCGGGACAGCTGAACGCGGTGCGGCTGCTGCGTCATTCCGCGTCCTCCGTGCCGGGGAACTGGTCGCCGAAGTCGGGATCGTCGCGGCCTTCGGGTTCGAACACAGGCCCGCCGGAAAGCTCGTCCAGGCGCTTGGCGTAGGCAGCCTTCACCTTGGCGTGCAGCTCGGGATTGGTGCCGGCGAGCTTGTCCATCGACTTCTTGCCCGCGTTCTGGACCGATGCCAGGCGCTCAAGGTCTGCGGCCCCGGTGACGAACGCGATGTGATCGGTTGCCCACTGGTCGGCGGTCATCGGCTCTGATCGGCCGCGCTGGCCGGACGGCTGCTGAGAGCGCTCATCAGCTTTGAGCGGGTAGATCTTGTGCGCGGCCTTCTTTCCGCGCGTCGAGTTGGCCGCGACGATCTTCTCGCGCTCCATGTGCGACATATGGCTGACGCGGATGCCCCCAACCTGCATCCCGCCGAATGCGACCTTGTCATCCCGGTAGATCGTCATCGCGCGGCCGACGTACTGCGATGCGTCTGAACCCCAGACGGCGACCATGATGCGGCGGACGGTCTTGCACGGCTTGAACGGCTTGTTGTCGTCACCCTCGAAATGGATGCTGATCGGCTGCTCGGCGCTGTCAGTGTTCGCGCGTACACCGGTGATGGTGATCGTGCGCGGTCCACCGGCAAGCTCATCAGCATTGAGCTGGTCGCTCTTCGCCGCGATGAACGCGGACATATCGATAGGGCTGTTCATAGCGTCATCTCCTGTTCGACCCGACGCTCGGTCGGGATCAGCTTGGGCATTGCCGCCAAGGTCGCGCGGTACTCGCGCTCCCTCTCCACAAGGCGGGCTTCAAAGGCGGTGGCGGCGGCGACGATCGCGCCCTGGATCAGCGGATCCGGTTCGACGCGCTTGACGAACATCGGGAGGCCGCCGCTGTAGGATACGAAGTCGATCCACTTGCGGCCGGTGACGAGCAGCCCGGTTTGCAGCTGAAGGATGTATTCCTCCGGCACCCGGTCCTCGGCGATCGTCTGCACCTGGAACTTGCCCCGGCGCGACTTGCACTCGATCAGCCCATCATCGCCAACGAGACCGTCCGGCGAATAGCCGATCGTGAAGCCCCACTGGTCGTTCGTGATGAACCCGACCTCGGTCACCGGCGCATGGTGCTTGCTGTACTGCATGCGCGCCTCGATCTCGTCGTCGTGACCGCGGAGCATGTCGTCAGAGATGTAGTGCGGCTCGACAAAGCCGGTCACGCGCTGGAACAGGATCTCCCATTCGTGCGCGCGGGCGTCACCGTTGGCCGCCTGCTTGAGCGTCTTGGCCGTCAGGATCTTCTTCATTTCGCTGGCGGTGAGAATGCCTAGACGCTGGGCCAACCATGCGTCTGAACCTTGAATAAGGTCGCGGTGATAGGTGATGTGCGGGTTGGGCCCGGCTGCCGTTGGCGCCAGCTTGGGCGCCTCCGGCTCGTCGGTAGCGTCCGGCTCGCGGAAATCGAAGTCGAATGGGTTATCCATCGCTCAGAACCTCAGCGTGACGTTGGGGACTTCGCCGCTGCGGATCAGCAGGACGATCTTCTTCGCGGCCTCCTCATCGACGCCGCAGGTCATGATCGCCTCCTTGGCGGCCTTCATGACGGCGCTGCGGTGCTTCTGGTCGGCCTCACGCTTGGCCTGCTCGGCTGCGATGCGATCAGCCTCGGCCTTACGATCCGCCTCTTCCTTGGCGATCCGGTCCCGCTCTGCCTGTGCGGTGCGTTCGGCTTCTTCGGCACGACGGCGCTCGGCAGCCAGCGCTTCGGCATGCTCCTTCTCGCGGCGCTCCTGCTCGGCACGGGCAGCCTCTTCGGCTGCCCGCTTGGCGCGCGCTTCCGCTTCCTGTTCGATCCGTGCCAGGCGCTCGGCTTCGGCCTTCTCTGCGGCGACCCGGCGCTCTTCGGCAAGGCGTGCTTCCGCAGCATCGCGAGCCTTGCGCTCTTCCTCAGCACGGCGCTCGGCGTCGATCCGCTCGCGCTCTGCCGCCTCAGCGCGCAGACGCTCCAGTTCGGCGCGGTCAGCCTCTTCCTTCGTCAGCCGGGCCAGCGCGGTCTTGAGGATGTCGACGGTCTGCGCCTTCGCGGCCTCAGCCTCCGGGAGCATGTCGCCGAACTGCTCGGCATCCAGCACCGTGTTCCAAGCGACCGAACCGCGCTCGCGGATCACCGACGCGGTGTCGTCCATGTCGACGCGCGCCATAGCCTTGAGGCCTTCGATGATGGCGCGGCAATGCTCGACCCGCGCCTTCTCGGCTTCTTCCCACTCGGTCAGCGGGCGGCGAACGTCATCGGCCATGCGATCCAGTTCTTCGCGGGCAACACGGCGGGCGGCATCCACGACGCCGATCTTCGCGCGCGCTTCCTCGTTCAGCTGCTTGCCGGCAGCGTCGATCGCGGTCTTGGTGCGGGTGATCTTGTAGGCGAGCGACTTGATCGCATCCCGCCCCTTGTTCGTGGACAGGTCCGGCTCGAACGCCTCCACCTCGCGGCGGATATGGGCGAACAGCTCGTCCCGCTTCTGCTCATCCAGGAGGACGACAACGGGGGTCTGGGCGACCACGGCGACGATGTCCGTCGTGGCGGCATTGGACAGCGGCAATTCAGCGACGGCAGTAGCCATGGTCGTCCTTTCGATTGATGATTTGCGGTTGGCGGCTGAGTTACCCACGCCGCGCCTCCCGCCATTCGCGAACCCAGAGCGTGACGGCGACGGCGAGTGCTGCGGTGGCGAAAACGATCACCTGCTGGTCTCCGGCGCCGAACCCCATTGCGTAGCCGATACCGGACAGCAGCAACCAAAGCGGCCAGTCGCTGCACCAGCGTTCCGCGCGGCTCAGCTTCGGCTCGGTCTCGCGGGCTTCGCGCTTGATCCACTGCGCGCGGGTGTTGGGGGCGCTCATGCGGTGGCTCCCGTTTCGAGGGCGGCTAGGGCGCGGAGATTGGCGGCCATAAGAGCAAGCGCGGGGGTGGCGGCGGTTGCTTCTGCGCGTCCGTCTTTGCCGCCGTGCCCCCAGAACATGCTGCCTCCCCTCCGATTGATGGAGGTGCCCACCAACATGGCGGTCGACTGAGGTCCGCCCTTGTTCGAGGCCTCATCCGGCGAGGCTGGCCACATGCTGAGCCGGTCGACGGCCCAGCCTTCCGGCACCAGCGTCATCGCGGCGTCGAGCGAGGCGGTGTAGGCGGGCGCCTGGTGACTCTTGTCATCGCTGGTGCGGTACCAACCGGGCAGGTGCGCGAACACGCTCTGCGGAGACGGCCTAACAACCCAAGCGCCCGCATCTCCCGACACCGCGACGGCGATCTCCGCGTCCAGATCGCGATCCGGCCCGCTCAGCGCCTCGACCCGCGCCGCCAGCGCCAGCAGTTCCTCTGCGCGCGTCATGCTGCACCGCCAGTGGCTGCGGCGATGGCTGCGCGGGTGGTTGGCGTGTGGATCACGAAACCCGGATGGTTCGGCTTGTCGCGGATCAGGCCCGCGTTGATGAGCCGCTTCTCGCGTGCTTTCGGCACAAAGCGACAATCACCATGGCCGAGTTCGACCCCGCCACCGTTGCTGTTGAGCACCTCCTGGAGGAAGGCGGCGTCACCACGCTTGAGCCCACTCATGCCTGAATTCCTTTTCCCATCGGCGCGAACCAAGCCTTGCCGATCAGTGCCAAGTCGATTTCCATGCGGGCCTGCTGGACGGTCGCGGCGACGCGCGGGCTATCCGCCCGGGACTGCGCGAAGGCGCAGCCTCCCGCGTCGTCCACCTCGATCTCGAAGCCGCGATAGTGGATGGTCTGGGTCACAGTCCGACCCCCATCGCCTGAAGCGCCGCCTCGACGGTCGGCATGTCGCGGTCGATTTCCTCGTACCGGTCGCGGTATTCCTCGATGCGCGGGTCCGAGCGGTACGAGTTGTAGTAGACCGCCTTGCCCTCAGCCTTGAGCTGGTCGCAGATCGCTTGCTCGCGGATCTCGCCAAGCGCTCCCCACAGGCTGTCCGCCACGCAAGCTCCATGCGTCGGGCGCACAACCTCCGCGAGGTGCTTGCCCCGGTTCCACGAGTTGAACTCCAGGCTGTACCGGCGCTCGACGCGGCCAAGCTGGCTCGCAGCCTCGCTCACCTTCGACGACATGCCCGGCAGCTTCGCCATCAACTCAAGCCGATCGTGCGCGGCGTTGAGTTCGCTCAGCATGATCAGGATGCCGAGCGGTCCCGGCTGCTGGAACCACTCGTTGCCCGTTGCGCCGTCCTCGCGCTCGCAACGGGTGGGGGCGCCGGCTGCCAGCAGGGGGGGCTTGCTGGCCGAGGACACGGCGGGGGTGAAGGCGTTCATGACCGGCGCGCCGAAGAGGGCGCGGCAGGGAGCGGCATCCAGTGGGTGGCGCCAAGGAGCGGAAACGAGGCGTATCCGTGGACACCCTTGAAGCCTTGGGTCGGCACCATCCAACCGGAGGCGGTAAGGTAGGCGACATGCGCCCACGCGATCTCCGGCTCGCCGTCAGGCTCACCGTCTTCATCGCGCGGCTGCCGGATGCTGGCGATCAGGTACGACCCGATGGTGCGAAGCCCATCCTTCGGAGCAGTCTCGATCGGCTGCCACACCCCCCCCCGCCCCGGCGCTTCGTTGCTGGCGGGCTCGGGGGATGCGGGGGCGGCTGCGAGGGCGGCGGATGCGAGCATCGCGTGCCAGACGGCTTGCGTTCGTGGGTAGAGCCCCTTCTTAGACGTGAAGTCGTTCTGCGCCGCGGCACCACCTCGCAGCATCGCTTCGGTCGGCTCCCGCGGCACCAGCACGAAGTCGTTGCTGGCGGGGGGAGTGTTGGGGGCGCTCATGCGCGAACACTCCGGCCGACACCGCGCCGGCTGCCGTCGGGAGCTTCGGGGCCCCAATCAGTGAAGCGGCGAATTTCACGGCTGTGAGCGCGAGTGACCTCGCCCTTGCGGAAGTCTGCATCGATCAGTGGATGGTCGCTGTCCATCGAGCCGCCGAACAGGGCAAACTCAACTCCCTCCTCAACCTCTTGCTCGCTGGCGTCCTTCGGAAGGTAGAACTGAACCTCAACTACCCAGAGCTGACCTTCATAGACCGTTTGGGCGTTCGGATCGTCGTAGCGGAACTCGGTCCGCACCTCCGCTACCGTCTTTTCCTGCTGCGTCCCCATCGGGCTCGCCTGCGAAGCGCGGGTCATGCCGACACCTGCGGGGCTGCAACCGAGACACCGAGGGAAGCGGCGATGGCGGCACGCGCCTCTGCAAGCACCTTGCTCTGGCGGTCAGTGAGCGGTGGGCTGGCAACCGCCAGCAGCGCGATCAGAGACTTGCGCAGACGCGGCGCCGTGCAAACCAGGGCGGCGTTGTCACCGTAGACGTGCGCGACCAGATCGCCAGCTCGGCCATCCTCGTTGGTCTCGTGAATGCTTTCGTATCCGAAGCCGTCCGTGACGACCTGCCAGACGTCAGACTGGTACTCGCCAGTGCCTACCGTCTTTTCCTGAACCTGGCCCATCGGGCTCGCTCCCACCTGCGCCGAGGGATGCTCGGCTGATGGGGAGTGTTATGTGCCCCTCTTGGGCATATGTCAATGTCCTGTATGCCCTATGTGGGCATATTTATTTAATCAGGCCATTCCTCGTCCGGAAACCACTCTGGCTCCGGATCGGCGACAACGGTTCGGTCCTCAGGCTCCGGTTTCCTCTTCGCCGGGAGCACGGGCACTTCCCCACCGAACGCGGCGCGAACGACGGCTCCGTAGTCGGTCAGTTCCTGAAAGATGCAGCGCACTTCCTGGCCCGACCTGATCAGGCCGCCAACGAAGGGTGCGCGTTCAGCGGTGAGATAGCCGATCTGGATACCGCGGCAGCTGAACACGGCGATCGCGTTCTGGTCTACGGGGTTGTCGGGCTCAGGTAGGAGATGGATCAGCTCGCCCGGCGTGCAAAGGGCGAGTTCGAAGCGCCGCGATGGCCCGCGCTTGTTCGGGTAGTGCGCCCCGACGACGGCTAACGACAATCCCGCGATCACGCTAGTTTAGCAGGCGTGGCCCATAGTTGATCAGAGCCACTAGGAGGCCGACAGCGCCCCCAACAATGGCGACTGTCCGCTGCACCCGGGCGGCGGCTTTGTCGACCGCTGACTCTATGTCGCCCTTCATCTCTACCTTAGTCGGTATATGCGAGAGCCGTTCTTTCATCGTCGCCACGTCGACCGGCACGCCAGCCAACTTAGCCAAGTCAACTTGTACGGCCGCGACCTGCGCTTCGAGCTTGGCGATGCGTGGCTCCATGCCTGGGGACATGCCATCTCCACCTCCGTCATTCAAGGGCGGCTTGGGCGGGCGCCCCCGGTAGTGCCCACCGGATCGGAGGTCATCAATAATGTGTCGGTAATCCGGGTCGGTATCATCGACCATGCAGAACCTCCTGGATGGTTTTTAGCTCTGCATCCAAGCGCTCACTGTCCTCGCGGCTGCGGGAATGCTCTTCACGAAGAGCCTCCAAAATCTGCTTGAGGCTGGAGGAGCCGTCCCGAAGGCTGCTCTTAGCCAGTTCATCTTCGCCGAGCCGCGCAGCTGCAATGGCAATCATAGCGTTGGACAGCACGCCTGCGATATCGACCGTGATATCGAGCAGCCGCAGCCTCGCATGAGCCTCATGCCCACGGTGCACGAGCAGATCTACTCGCTCAGACAAACGCTGAAGGTCTGGCCGCTCCGCGCTCATAGCTCCCTCGCGTACCAGATCACCCTGCCCTCGATCCGAAGATCTTCAGCGTCGACCTCGAAATCCGGCACATGCGGATTATCGGAGATCACCATCACCCGGCGCTTCCCGGCGACGCGCAGCCGCTTGATGCCGTGCGTCCCCAGGTGGTCGATCCAGTAGATGCCGTTGATGCGCGACAGCGCCCGCTCGTTGATGTCCACCATCACGCGGTCGCCCGTCCGCAGGGTCGGCTCCATGCTGTCACCGATGCCTTTGACCAGGCGCAGGCGGTCGGTCGGTGTCCGCGTGATCGACTGAACCAGCGACAGGCCCATCTTCACCGGCTCGGACTCGATGAAGTCCTCGATCAGCGTGCCCGGCCCCATCGACAGCGACAGGTCAAGCGCGGTGATTTCCACCACGTCATCGTCGCTGGCACTTGGATGGTGAGGCTTGGGCGCGATGGGGTCACCGCCGATCAGATCGCGAGGCTCGACGTCGAGCGCCTTGCCGATCCGTTGAAGCCAGTCGGTGTCTAGTGTGCGGTCGCCCCGCTCCAGCTTGCCGAGCATGTTCAGCGTCGTGCCGATGCGCTCGGCCAACTCCGTCTGGGAGAGGCCGCGGCTCTTGCGGTAAAAGGCGATGTTGTTGTCGGACACGCTCCGCTTGTGCCCCGTCTGGGCACTAAACAACAGAGGACCAGCTGGGCACATTATGCCCTTGCCGGATGTGCCCATATAGGGCATATTAGGGCGCATGAAGCTGATCGATTATCTCAAGGGTAAGCCCGAGACCGTCTCCGACTTCGCTGCTCGGATCGGTGAGGCCGAAACCACGATCCGCAAGATCGTCTACGGCCAACGTCAACCCTCCCTCCCCTTGGCGGTGAAAATCTCCGAGGCGACAGACGGGAAGACCAGCCCGGGCGAGCTCGTCCGCGAGGCCGCATGACCGCCCCCACCGCCGCCCCGGCGACCTTCCCATACCTGTCCCACCGCACCGTCGCCCAGGTCGACGCCGACCGCGCGCGCAAGCTTCCCGCACCTCACAAGGAGCGCTCCGCATGAATATCCAGCAGATCGCGATCGCGTCCCTCGTGGTCGCCCTCATCATGGGCGCCAGCCTTCCCCGCACCGAGGACGACCCGGTCGAGCCCTTCGAACCCGCTGAGGCTCCCGGCCCCGATGCAATCCAGATCAACTCCCATGACGGTGCAATGCAGCATGGCTAACCCGCATATCCACGGCAATCGCGCCGTCTATTCCGCCTCTACCGCTCTGGAAGCCGCAGGACGCGCGCTCGCAGAGATCAAGTCGCAGGACCGCCTCACATGGTCCGACGTCGGCGCGGTGCTCGGTGTCTCCGAGGATCAGGCCGCGAAGTATGCAGACGGCACCTCCACCATGAGCTTCGTCACCTTCGGGCGTGGCAAGAAGGAATGGAACGGCCGCTTCACTGGCTATTTCGACCGCCTGTGCGAAGACAGCCGCCCGGGCAAGGTGGACGATCGCCACGGTCACACCACGATCCTGCAGGCGGCGCTCGCGCTGTCGGTGGCGCTGGAAGACGGCGACATCTCCCCCGAGGAAGTGCGCGCCAACCGGCACACCCTTGAGAACGCCCGCGACGCCATCGAGGCGCAGCTGGCCAAGCTGGTGTTGCGCGCATGAGCATCTGCCTCGACTGCCCCGCGCCGGTCAGCGCCCGCGGACGCCGCTGCCGCTCATGCGCCATGCGCCTGGTCGCCCAGACCACGAACTACAAGAACCGGCAGCCCCGCTCTAACACTCCCTTCACGCAGGAGCAGATCGACCGGATCCGCCGGCTCTGCGCCCAGTACGGCACGGTCACGGCCGCCGAGATCGCCAAGACCAGCACTGGCGCCATCTCGCGCCTCAAGCGCCGGGGATGGACCGTGGCAAGCCGCCACGCACCCCGCCGGCCGCGCCCGACGGACTTCGCCATCCAGAGCGACGGCATGACGGTCCACCAGCTGATGCGGCATTACCGCGCTGGCACCAACACCATCCTGAAGTGGTGCAAGGAAGTCGGTCGAAAGCCGATGCAGGGAACCCCGCCCCGCGCCGTCCTCCCCGCCGACTTCCTCGAGCAGACGCGCGTCCTTGGGCTGAATGCTGCCGCAGAGAAGTTCGGGATCCACCCGGACACGCTGCGGAAGCGCGTGAAGTTGGCGACCCCCAAGCCGGACCGCAGCTTCGGTTGGACCGATCGCTACGCCGAGAGGAAGGCAGCATGAACGGCCGCTCTTCCTCCTTTTCGGGTGCCGTCACGTCGCAGCGCCACGCGCTGCAGGACTGCACAGCATTCATCAGCAACGCGACGGTCGCCTCGCTCCTGGCCATGACCGCCGACCGCCTGTGCCGCGACAAGAGCCTGACCGACCCGGCCATGCGCGCCGACGTCGCCGACATGCTGGCGAAGGCTCAGACCCGCGAGCGGAGGCGCGCGGCATGATCGCCCTCCTCGCCCGCTTCCTCCCGTCCGCACCGGCTCCACAGCCCAACACGGACGCCGAGGACCGCCGCACCGCTCGCCGCATCGAGAGCGAACGCCAACGCAAATCCTACGCAGAACGTCGCGCCGCAGAGTGCCGCGCGGCCCGACTGCGCTTCACCGGAGAACAAGCATGAGCGAGAGCGCAGAGCGCCTGCGGCTGCACGTCGAGGCCATCGAACGCCTTGAGAGCGAGAAGGCCGGCATCGGTGAGGACCTGAAGGAGCGGTATTCGCTCGCCAAGTCCGAAGGCTTTGACGCCAAGGCCCTGCGCCGCGTCGTCCGCGAGCGGAAGAAGGAGCGCCAAAAGCGCGAGGAGGAAGAGGCAATCTTCCAGACCTACGGCCAGCAGCTGGGGCTGTTCTCGTGAGCGCCGCTGATGACGTGCGCCAGGCGAAGGCTGCCGCCAAGTCGGTGATCGACGCGCTGCAGAACAGGAACCTGCACCCGATGGAGGCAATGGCTGCCGCCTCGTTCGCGCTGGGCGCAATGGTTGCTGCTGCCGCCGAGAATGGCATCAGCAAGCCGGGTCGTTCGGGGCAGTTGCTCGCTCACCTTTTTCAGCTCGCCGAAAGCGCGGCTGAGGAAGCGCTCGAGCAGAACGCCTGACATGATCGAGCTGCCCTTCCCCGACAAGATCCTGTGGCCGAACGGCCGCGGGCATCGCATGGCCAAGCATCGTGCTTTCCAGAAGCACAAGACCTGGGCCTACCACGCGATGCTCGCGCACGGCTGCAGCGCGGGCCTGGTCTTCGCGTCGCGCATCGAGTGGGCGGTCACCTTCTACCCGAAGACCCGCCACGCGATCGATGACGACAACGCTCGCGCGTCCCTCAAGGCGTACCAGGACGGCCTCGCTGCCGCGCTTGGCGTCAATGATGCCATCTTCGCCGCGCCGCGCATCCAGTTTGCCGAGCCCGTCAAGGGCGGCAAGGTTGTGGTGACGCTCGGATGATCGATCCCGCCGTCTTCCGCGCGCTTGTCGCGCAGGGGGCAACTCCCGAAATGCTGCTTGCAGTTGTTGAGGCCGACGCCGCTGCCGAAGAGGCAAAGCGCGTTACACGTCGTGCCAAGACTGCTGAGCGGGTGCGCAAGCATCGCGCCAAGAAGGCTACGGATGACGGCGATGGTAACGCATGTAACGCGTTACAGGGCGTTACGGAGCGTTACAGCACCGAGCAAAAGAAACTTCCCCCAGACCCCCTAAAAGAAAACTACCCCCTAGAGACCTCTGACGAGGTCCCCCCCCCCATTTTGTTTTCGGAAGAACCGACTGGAGAACCACCGCTGACGGCGGAGGAAGTTCTCGAGGCGTGGAACGTTACCGCCGACAAGTGCGGGCTTCCGAAAGCTCGGCTCACCCCGCAGCGCCGCCGCAAGCTCGGCCCGCTGATCCGCCAGCACGGCATCGAAGACTTCGGGGCAGCGCTCCAAGCCGTCGAACGCTCGCCGTTCCTTCGCGGCGGCAACAACCGCGGTTGGCGGGCTGACTTCGACTTCTTCCTGCAGACCAGCAGCTTCACCAAACTCATCGAGGGTTCTTATGACGGGACGAACTAATCGCCTGATTGCCGCCAGCTCGTCCTCCTCCGGGGCCAGCGACACCGGATGCCCCAAAGACCTCGACGGCTACTGCGCCTGGCTCAACGTCCGGGAAGCACGCCGGGGCCAGTGGGTGATCGCCACCGACAAGGAAGGGCGCCGCTACCTCGACTGGCACGAGGACATCGCGACCGATGACTGGCTCCGGGAGAAGGGGCTCGTGCCGAAGATCGGGAGCCGGGCGGCATGAGCAAGCGGCAGCCCACATTGCGCGAGGCAGAGCGGGCGGTCGCCGACATCCACCGGACCCTCTCGTTCGCGAAGGAGGCCCGGCCTGCGGAATGGGAGCCCGCGCGGGAAGAGACCTATTGGCAAGCGGCCTCGCCGCTCAAGGCCAACGGGTTCTGGGTAAGGTATGAACGCGCTCGCTACTGGGAGGCCGTCCGCTGGCCGATGAGCCGGATCGATAAGCATTGCGATGACTGCGAGTGCGCGCTCCAGGACCGTCGCGATGGTGGCTGCGCGCTTTCCTACGACCCGCGCTGGCTGATCTCAAACCCGGCGGCTCGCGATCCACGCGCATCTGGTCTGTATCAGCCTCGCTACGTCTGCCGGCCCTGCTGGAACCGGGTCCGCCCACGGCTGCGCCAAGCCGAAGCGATCAACGAAAACCGCCTGATGATCGGGCGCCTCAAGAGGGAGATGCGCAATGCAGCTTAAGACCGCTGGTGACCTACGCGGCTTCCTCGCCGACGTGCTGGTCGGGATCAAAGACGGCACGGTCGACGCGAGCCAGGCGCACGCGATCAGCAAGGTCGCAGCCCAGATCAACTCGTCCCTCGCGACTGAGGTTCAGGCACGGATGCACCTCAAGGGCCTGGATGGCGAAGTGGCCGGAAGCATGGTGATCGCCGGGGCTGCGCCGGAAGAGCCGGTGAAAGCCATAGCGCCGCACCCGCCCGTCGCGGACACGATCGACCCTTCGAAGGTCGCACCTGTCGGGATCGTTCAGCTTGAGGACGCGACCGCGAACTTCCGCCGCACCAAGCAGGACGCCGACAGGGTCTGGTGTGACCAGTGCGACATGAGCGCCACGGTGGCTCAGGCTGTCGGCTGCAAGTCCCGCTTTTGCAAGGCGAAGGAAGCGGCCTGACCAGCCCCACCGCCAACAATTCAACCAAGGAACGAAGCATGCAAATCGCAAACATCGCCGGAAACCTCGGCAAGGACGCCGAACTCAAGTCCACGCAGGGCGGAGACCAGTTCTGCCGCTTCTCCGTCGCCGTCTCCACCGGCCGGGGCGACAATAAGACCACGACCTGGTGGGACGTCACACGCTGGGGCAAGGGCGCGGACAAGCTCGCCGGCTTCCTGAAGAAGGGCGCCAAGGTCGCGGTGTCGGGCGAGATCTCGACCCGCGAGCATGAGGGCAAGACGTACCTGCAGATCCGCGCCGACCATGTGACGCTGCAAGGCGATGCTGGTGGTGCTGGGCAGCGCAGTGACGGTGGCGAGCGGCAGTCCAGCGGGACCGGCAATGGCGGTGGTGGTGGCTCACGCGGACGGCAGTCGGGCGGCGGGTTCGGTGGTGGGTTCGGGGGTGATGACCTTGAGGACGACGTACCCTTCGCGAGCTGCGATCCCGCGTTCGATCTGCCGGGTAGCCACCGGCGGCGGGTGCTGTGATGGGGAAGGCGCTTGCAGCCTGGGTCGCGGTGTTCGCCGTCGTAGTGGTCTTTGGCCACAATGAACGGGTCAAAGCCTACCGTTCTGGCTTCGATGCTGGGGTGAAGACGACCCTGTGCGCCACCCGCGTGGCTCAGACTGGGGCGCCGTCGCCAGCTTGCGAGGAACTGGAGCCCGGGCAGCGTGAGTACGCGATGCGCCTAGGCCGCGAGATCGCTGCTGAAGTGCGGGAGGCCCGGCCATGAAAACCGGCCTCACCGCATTCCTCATCGACCTGCTCAGCAACAAGCTCGCCACCCGCGACGCTCACAAGCTCGCCGAGGAATACGCCATCCGGGCCGATTTCGCGGCGGGGTATCTCAAGCAGTGGATCTCGCGATGAGCTACAGCAGCGCGGCCTTGAGGATGGCTTCGATCTTCGCCCGGCCCGCGTCGTTGGCGGCACGGTACACGTCCGGATCCAGGCGCAGGGCGAACGTCCGGCGCTGCTGGTCGGCGGGGAGCTTGGGGCGGCCGGCGGTGCGGTTGGGGTGGTTGGGCATGTCAGTCTCCTCCGCGCATCGCTGCGCCGAAAATTGTCGCGGCCAGATCCGCGCTATCCAGCCAGCCGATCCAGAAACGTGGGAGGTCGTAGCGGTGCTCGATCCACCATTTGGCGTCGGGGTTGGCGAAAACCGGGATCAGGCGTGTTGCCAGTTGGTCGGGCCAGTCAGTTGGGAGCGTGCCAGGGGAGCGCCGATCGATGCGCGCGATTGCGGTGTGGAGATCGTCAGCGCCTGTGTACGCAAAGCGGCCGCGGATGGCCTGCGCCCATTCGACTTGGCGTGGCGACCCATTGAGGGGCGGGAGATCGATGATCTCCCAGCCCCGGTAAGTGATCGCGGCGATGGGCACGGCTCACATCACCTCGCTGTCGAGTTCGAGCGTAACGCGATCGTTGAAGTTGGCGGCGGCGTCAGTCTCAGCGTGGCCGAGGACGACAGCGAGGGTGGTCTTCGCAGCCACGAAATCCGCCTGCGCGTCAGCGATCACCGTTGCGGCCGGCTGGACCGAGCCCGGGAAGATCGAGTTCACGGCGTCGGCACCGGCGTTGCGGCCGGCGCGGCTCGCATCCACAGCGGCACGCACCGCGTTGTCCATTACGGCGTTGAGCGCGTCGATGACGGCGTTGCGGACGGTGTTATTGCTGATGCTGATCGTCGCCATCGTCTGTCTCCGCCCCTGGTCCGGCGAGGCGCCCGGTCGGCTCCGTGCCGATGGATTGTGTATGTCATAAACCTACGGGGCGCGCAAGTGGTTCCGATGGTTTTTGGCATACGGGCGAGATATTTTTTGAAGCGTGCTCTGCGAGGCCATGGAGTGGACGCCACCCGCCACCCCCGCATGACGCCCGCCACCCACGCCCGGGATTACATTTGAGATGGAGCGGAAGTGATGTTGCTCAAGGTAATCGAGACCGGCCGCAGATGGGGCGACAAGCGGGAGGATTCCGTCACCACCGTATCCGTCGCCGGGGTCAAGTGCACCGTGACGGAATACGACTCATGGTCCGGCCCGATCGAGGTGGGGCAATCAGGTCAATATTTCCGAGTTGCGACGGTCGAGCCTGTCGCGGTGCGCGATGATCGGTGGGCTTCGAAGATGGAGCGGAAGTGATGCGGCGATTTGAGGCACCGCACAGCGCCGCAAACACGAACCTAGGCAATCACACCGGGCACCCGCGTTTCGACGCCTGAGCCCCGCTTATTTCACGAAATTCGGCACGGAGAATGGGGATGGCACGGGGACGCAAGCGCAAGGCAGGCAACCGCACTCGGTCGGGACGGCTCAGCAGGGCTGGCGTCCCGGCTGTCCGTATCGATCGCGGCAACCCGCGCGCCGAGTTGCGGACGGAGCTCTACGGCACGAACGGCAGCGATGCGATCGGCCGGGCATACGAGCGCGGTCTGCTGGGTACGGGCAGCGAGGCGAAGGCGATGCTCGACACAGCGCGGGCCATCCACCGCGCATACTGGGCCTGGTACGCGACGGGCCCGATCCGGTGTGCGCTCGCCGATCGCAACGGGGCTGCGGTTGAGCATGACGAGGATCGCGAGAAGAAGCAGGAGCGATGGCTCAACGACATGATCCGCACGGTTGAGCGTGGTGGTCGTGCCGTTCGGGTGGTGTTCGATCACCTCGTTGTCGACATCAACCCGGACTATGGGCCGATCTGGCTGGACCGCATCATCGAGCGCCAGGCCAAGGACAGCGACTGGGTGAACCTCACCGCCGCACTGGATGCGCTGGCCGAATGTGCTGGCGTTCGTCGGTTGACTGCGATGGTGGGTTGACTGCGATGGCGGGTTGACAACCCGATCAGGATAGCGCATGAAATGAATATTGGCGCATTGCGTCTAGAGGCCTGGGGCGAAAGCTCTGGGCCTTTTGCGTTTCTGGCCCTGCCCCTGACACACCCAAGATGACACTAGATATTTGATAGCGATGCGGTTGGTGATGGGTCGCGAGGCAGGGCCAGGATAACGGAGGCTGCAATGGGCGACCGGATACGCGGACGTCGCGGCGTCGCACTCCGCAAGGCTCGCCTCGCTGCTGAGCCGCTATGCCGACGCTGCAAGGAGCGCGGGCTGACGACTGCGGCTACTGTGCCCGACCATATCGTGCCGCTCGCCCTGGGTGGTGAGGACGTGGACAGCAATATTCGGTGTCTGTGTGGGCCGTGTCACGATGAGGTGACGGCTGAGCAGTTCGGGCACCGGTTGAAGCAAGAGATTGGATTGGATGGATGGCCCGTTTCGGGCTAGAATAATAGCGGGCCGAGAGAGCGTTGGAGCGCTCGATCCCGGCCCTAACCACAACGATGTTGGAGCATCGCGATGGCTACCCAGATTGATACGCTCATTCCCTATCCGTGCAAAGGATGCGGCACCGAAATCCGGAAGCGCACCTTCTGTACGAACGACTGCCGAGCTGACTGGTATCGGCGAACCTGTGCAGAGCGAGACAGAGCAAAGGCACGGGCTCGAGGCGTAAGGCCGATTGAAGAGGTCAGGGCCACGCAGATCGGCATGGTTCGGCGCCAGTGTATTGTCTGTGACGCCACCTTCGAGCGGCGGCCCAACGGGCGCGACGCAGGGAAGTGTTGTTCCCGAGCGTGCGGGTTTGTCTATAGGCGCTGGATCGGAGAGCACACTCGCAGCCTGACGCAGGCGCGCAAGGAATTCGCTCGGTGGGCGAGACGGGCACGAGAGGCCCCCCGCCCGTTGCGTCGTGCTCGGCCCGGTAAGGCTTGCCTGGCGTGCGGGACCGAAGTGGCCAAACATAAGCAACGATGCGAGCCATGCCGGGAGGAGCGGCGAGCCACTGCCAAAGCGGCTTACCGGCAATCGGACGCATGCAAGGCCATTAGGCGCGCCGCCAAGTCTAGACGCAGAGCGATCGAGAGAGGGATCGAGGCTGAGCGCTTCGATCCGTTCGAGATCTTCGAGCGTGATGGTTGGAAGTGCCACCTCTGCGGATGCCGCACGCCAAAGAAGTTGCGTGGGACCTATGACGACCGCGCCCCCGAACTAGACCACGTCATTCCTCTAGCAGCTGGTGGCGAGCACAGCAGACGCAACACGGCCTGCGCCTGCCGGAAATGCAACATCAAGAAGTCGGATCGACCTCTCGGGCAGCTCCGGCTGGTCGCCTAACCCCTCGGGGGGACCTGGATTGCTGGGAGCCTTTGAGGTCGGACACCGGCGTGTGCTGAAATCGCCACATCCACAGTTGAGAGTTCGACCTTATGGCCAACCCGAGAACGCCGGTCGCGAAGGCCCGGGCGACGGGCGCCGACATCAAGAACCCAGGACGTCACGCCGACCGAAAAGACCCCAAGGTCAAGCCACTCGGCAAGCCTTCCCGCTTTCTGGATGAGAATGGCCGGGAGGCATGGGAGGGCTTCAAGGTTGAGCTTCCTTGGCTCACCGAAGCCGACCGTTCCTTGGTCGAGATCGCGGCGAGCGTCCGCGGGCGATTGCTTAGCGGCGAAGACGTCGGCGTGACCGCCCTGTCCATGCTGCAGTCGATCCTGAGCAAGATGGGCGGAACGCCGGCCGACCGAAGCAAGGTGTCAACGCCTGATGACGAAACCGAGGAAGACGAGTTCTTCGGCGACAACTGACCGCGGCACGCAATACGCGCTCGATGTCGTTGCCGGCCGCTTCATCGCTGGGCCGCATGTTCGCAACGCCTGCCGTCGCCACCTGGACGATCTGGAGCGCGGGCACGAACGGGGGCTGACCTACTCGGTCGAGAAGGCTGAGCGCGTGCTTCGGTTCTTCGAAACCAAGTTGCGGCTGAACGGCGGCCAGTTCGAAGGGCGTCCGTTCAACCTGCACCCGTCGCAGGCCTTCAAGCTGTCGTGCTTGTTCGGGTGGCTGCGGGCTGATGGCAGCCGGCGCTTTCGCCGAGCCTACATCGAGGAGGGCAAGGGCAACGGCAAGTCGCCGTTCGCTGGGGGCATCGGCCTGTACGGCATGATGGCCGACGACGAGGCCGGCGCCGAGATTTACGCCGTGGCTGCGCACCGCGACCAGGCGAAGATCCTGTTCAACGATGCGGTCGCGATGGTCGACCAGTCGCCGGACCTCGCCAAGCGGATCACGCAGAGCGGCGGGCCCGGTCGGGTCTACAATCTGGCCTGGCTGCCGAAGGGATCGTTCTTCCGGCCGCTGTCTCGATCGGCGGGCAAATCGGGCTCCGGCCTTCGCCCGCATATCGGGCTGGCCGACGAGCTGCACGAGCATCCGAACCGCGACGCGGTGGAGATGATCGAGCGCGGCTTCAAGTCTCGCCGGCAACCCCTGCTGCTGATGATCACCAACAGCGGATCCGATCGCAACTCGATCTGCTACGAGGAACACGAACACGCGGTTCGCGTCGCGGCCGGCACGATGACGCCGGGCGAGGACTTCGCCTATGTCGGCGAGCCGATTGACGACAGCACCTTTAGCTTCGTCTGCTCGCTCGACCCGAAGGACGATCCCCTCAAGGATCCGTCTTGCTGGGCAAAGGCGAACCCGCTGCTCGGCACGATCCTGACGGAGGAGTATCTGGCCGGCGTCGTAGCGCAGGCCAGGGCGATGCCGGGGAAGCTCAACGGCATCCTGCGGTTGCACTTCTGCGTTTGGACGGACGCGGACACCGCCTGGATGTCGCGCGAGGTGCTGGAGAAGTGCCTGGCTGACTTCGATCCCACCGGACACCACGGCAAGCGGATCGCGATCGGCATCGACCTTTCGCAAAACCGGGACATCACGGCGAAGGCCTGCGCGGTTCAGACCGGCAGCGTCGACGTCGAAGTTGAAGTCGAAGGCGAGAAGCAGATCGTCGCCAAGCCGACCTTCGACGCCTGGATCGAAGCATGGACGCCGGGAGATACGATCGACCAGCGCGCGGTGCTCGACAAGGCGCCGTACGACGTCTGGGCAAAACAAGGACACCTGCAGGCGCCGCCGGGTCAGAGTATCCGGTTCGATCACGTCGCGCAGTCGCTGGCGGACGATAGCCGGGACTTCGACATCGGCATGGTCGCCTATGACCGGTACGCGTTCCGGCGGTTCGAGGAAGAGTGCCAGAAGCTGGGCCTGTCCCTGCCGTTCGTGGAGCACCCGCAAGGTGGCACGAAGAAGGGCAAGCCGACTGAGGACATGAAGGAAGCGGCGGAAGCGGATGGCCGCACTGCCGAAGGCCTCTGGATGCCCGGTTCTCTGCGCGAACTTGAGGACGCGATGTTGGAAGGCCGGGTGCGGTTCAAGCGCAACCCGGTGCTGATCTCGGCGATGATGTCGGCAGTTACGGACGAAGACCGCTGGGGCAACAGGTGGCTCGCGAAAGAGCGGGCAACGAACAAGATCGACGCGGCAGTTGCCGTGTGCATGGCGATAGGAGCGGCGATGGCGATGGGAAGCAGTAGCGCCATTGACGACTGGCTCGCGAGCCTGGCCGCGTGAGTGACACCGGCCGGCAGGCCTTTCTGGTCCAGTATGACAGCGGAGTAGCCCAGGCCGAGCGGGCGCTGGTGCGTGCGCGTAAGGAGACGATGGGTCTCGACGCGTGGGCATCGCGCAACGACGGCACCAACTTCCGCACGAACCAGGTTACGCTTGCCCATTACGACGACAGCGGCGCGAACGGTAACGCGCTCGGCATCTCTGCCGTGTGGGCGTGCGTGAACCTGCTGGCGGGCACGATCGCGAGCCTGCCGCTGATGGTCTACCGGACGGTCGGCCAGGAACGGACGATCGCGAAGGACCATCCGCTTTACCGCCTGCTGCACGACAGCCCGAACGTCGACCAAACGGCGGTCGATTTCTGGGAGTTCGTGCAGGCGTCGGTCGAGCTACACGGCAACGCCTTCGCCGAGAAGCGGACCACCGGCGGCCGCGTCACGTCGCTGGTGCCGGTGCGCCCCGACATCGTGTCGGTGAAGCGCGTAGGCACTGGGCTCGAGTACAGTTGGACGGCAGACGGCCAGCAGAAGCGCCTCTCGTCGGCTAAGGTGCTGCATATCCGCGGCTTCGGCGGTAACCCGCTCGGCGGCGCGTCGACCCTGTCGGTGTGCCGGAGCACGTTTGGCTCGGCGATGGCGGTGACCAACGCGGCCTCGGCCATGTTCCGCAACGGTGTGCGCCCTTCCGGCGTGCTGTCGACGGACAAGACGCTGACCGGGGAGCAGCGGCCGACTTTGGAGCGCTTGCTGCAGGAGAAGTTCGCCGGCGCCATGAACGACGGGCGGCCGATGGTGCTCGACAACGGGCTCTCTTGGAGCCAGCTCACGATCGATCCTGCCGACGCACAGATGCTGGAGACCCGCCGCTTCAGCGTTGAGGAAATCTGCCGCATCTTCGGCATCCCGCCGCACATGATCGGCCACACCGAGAACAGCACCAGCTGGGGCACCGGCCTTGAGCAGCAGACCCTCGGTTTCCAGAAGTTCACGCTCCGCCGCCGGCTGAAACGCATCGAACAGGCGCTTGAAAAGCAGCTTTTGACCCCAGCAGACCGCGCGGCGGGCGTGACAATCGAGTTCAACTTGGAAGGGCTGCTGCGCGGCGACAGCGGCGCGCGGTCAACCTTCTACCAGTCCGGCCTTTCGAATGGCTGGATGACAATCAACGAGGTCCGCGCGCTGGAGAACCTGCCGCCCGTCGAGGGTGGCGATGTGCCGCGCATGCAGATGCAGAACGTCCCTCTCACGGAGGCCGGGCAACAGCCGGCAGGAGTTGCCGCATGATCCTGACCAAGAACAGCGCCGTGCCGCTGGACAGCAAAGCCGTGTCCGACAGCGGCGTGATCGAAGGCTATGCCTCGGTCTTCGGTAACGTCGACAGCTACGGCGAGATCGTGGAGCCCGGCGCGTTCGTGGACAGCCTCGTCAAGAGCAAGCGCGAGGGCCGGAAGATCAAGCTGCTGTGGCAGCACGACCCGCACCAGCCCATCGGCGTCTGGGATGACCTGGCGGAGGACAGCAAGGGCCTCTGGGTGAAGGGCCGCCTGTTCAAGGACACCGTCGCGAAGGCCGCGGAAGCGTACAACCTGCTCAAGGAAGGCGCGCTGGACGGCCTGTCGATCGGCTACCGCACGCTGAAGGCCGAGCCCAAGGCGGGCAAGCCGGGCGTCCTATCGCTGCTGAAGCTGGACCTGCTGGAGAACAGCGTCGTGACCTTCGCCGCGAATGAGCGGGCGCGCGTCGAGGTCGTGAAATCCATGATTGCGACCGGCGGCAATCCAACGGAACGCGAGTTTCAAGAAGCCCTGCGGGAGCTTGGCTTCTCGAAGAGCAGAGCCGAGGCGATGTCCACGGCCTGTAAGCCGTACCTTCGGGGGGAGCCCGAGGCGAAGGCGAACGATGAACTCCTGGAGTTCCTGACGGCTCTCCGGGGCTGATCCTTCCTCTCTGCCTAGAAAGGGCAACCACATGCGAAAGATTATGCTCGCGGGTCTGCTGACCCGCGCATCGATGACTGCTGCCGAGCGTTCCAAGGGCCGCTTCATGCGCAGCCCGGACGGCCACAACGGTGGCGGCGCCAAGTCGGCCGCCGAAATGGCGACCGAACTGAAGGGCGATTTCGAACGCCGCTTCAACGAGGTGAAGGGTATCGCCGAGCGCGCAACTGGCATGCTGGAGAAGGGCGAGGTTCTGACGCCGGAATACAAGGCGCAGATCGATGACGCGCTGACCGGCTTCAACACCACCAAGACGCGCCTGGACGACCTCGAGCAGAAGCTGGACGGCTTCGACCCGAGCGCGCAGCACTCCTATCAGACGCCGGGCGCGCAGTTCTCCGAGGATGCCGACGTGAAGTCGTTCCTCGCGAACCCGACTTCCGGCAAGCGCATCGGCGTCGACGTGAAGGCGATCGTGTCTTCGCTGACCACCGACGCGAACGGCTCGGCGGGTGACCTGATCGTCCCGCAGCGCCAGGGCATGGTCGATCCCGTCGTGCGCCGCATGACGATCCGCGACCTGCTGACCCCGGGCCGGACCAACTCGAACGCGATCCAGTATCCGGTCGAGACCGGCTTCACCAACTCGGCTGCGACCGTGTCGGAAACGACCGCCCCGACCAAGCCGCAGTCGGAGATCAAGTTCGACATCCGCACCACCAGCGTCACCACGATCGCGCACTGGCTGATCGCCACGCGTCAGATCCTGGACGACGTGCCGATGCTGGAAAGCTACATCGACGGCCGCCTCCGCTATGGCTTGGCGTATGTCGAGGAGAACCAGCTGCTGAACGGCGGCGGTACCGGCACCGACCTGAACGGGATCTACACCCAGGCGACTGCTTTCGCCGCGGGTTCCGCGATCCTCGCCGGTGCGACAAACATCGACGTTCTGCGGTACGCGATGCTGCAGGCGGCGCTCGCCGAGCTCCCGGCCACCGGCCACGTCCTGAACCCGATCGACTGGGCAACCATCGAGACGCTGAAGGATGGCGAAGGCCGGTATCTGATCGGCAACCCGCAGGGCACCATTCAGCCGACCCTTTGGGGCCTGCCGGTGGTGGCAACCCAGGCGATGGCGGCAGGCTCGTTCCTGACCGGCGCCTTCCGCCTGGGCGCGCAGATCTTCGACCGCATGGACGCGCGTGTCGAAATCTCGACCGAGGACAGCGACAACTTCCGCAAGAACCTTGTCACCATCCTCGCCGAGGAGCGCCTAGCGCTCGCGGTGTACCGCCCGGAGGCCTTCATCAAGGGCACCTACGCGGCGGCAAAGACCGACCTGGCTTCCTGATCCTCCCGGAGCCTGAGGGGCTGGCCTTGCGCCGGCCCCTCCTTTCTCGACCTCCGTCCGCGGCGGTCCAGAAAGGAGAGACGCGATGACGAACGTGAAGATGAAGGCGGTCGATACGCTGCATGTCAGCTCGGTCAGCCAGCACAGCATGGTTGCAGGGACGGAGTTCGAGGTCCCGACGCACATCGCCGACGATCTTGAGGCGCGCGGGCTGGCTGATCGCGTCGCCGACGAGCCGGAGAAGAAGGCGGCACCCGCCCCGGCGAACAAGATGGACCGGGCGCCCGCAAACAAGGCGGCGAAGTAAAACCCGATGCTGCGCGCCCTCGCCGCCCCCGATGGCGAAGCAATCCTCCCCCTCGCCGACCTGAAGGCGCGGGTGCGCATCCTGTCCAATGACGAGGACGAGACGGTTACGCGCATGCGGGGCCAGGCGATCGACTGGGTAGAGCGCTACACGGGCATCGCGCTCGACAAGCGCCAGTTCGAATATGCCGACCGCCAGTTTTGCCGCCGCATCGGCCTGCCCATCGGCCCGATCGTGAGCGTCGACGCCATCGAATATGACGATGCAGCCGGCGAGCTTCACAACCTCACCGCGGCCGACTGGCGCTTCGGCGCCGGCACCGTGTTGAGCGCGGCCGGCAAGCGCTGGCCGGCATCGGATGGCGAACCCGGCTCGGTGCGGATCAAGTTCACGGCAGGACTGCAGAACGCCGCGACCGAGGCGCCGTCGCTGATCGCAGCCGTCGAGCTGCTGGTGGCGCACTGGTTTGCCAATCGCGAGGCGGTGAGCGCGGGCAATGCGGCGACGGAGGTTCCCTTCGGCGTGTCGTCGCTGTGTGACCAGTACCGGATGCCCGGGCTGTGAAAGCCGACCGCCCCCACCGCATCATGATCCAGCGCATGGGAGAGCCCGTTGACGACGGCTACACCACCCTGCCCGGCCAGTTCGAAGACTTCGCCCCCGAATACGCCCGCATCATCTACGGAAGCGGACGAGAGCAGCGTGAAGCGGCACAGGAGGGCGCGTCGCAGACCGCGACATTTGAGGTTCTTAGCAACGCCAAGACCCGCACGGTGAGCGTGACCGATCGCATCTGCTACCCGGTGGGCGACCCCGATCCGGCTAAGTGGCCGGTGTGGGACGTCATCGCAGCGGTTGATCTAGGTTATAATGAAGGCGTTCGCCTGACGGCTGTGAGGCAGCGCTGATGGACATGCCTACCGCCTTGCGAACGCGCCTGCTCGCGCATGCTCCGCTCGCTCAACTCGTTTCGAAGCGCATCGACTGGATGATCCGGCCGCCGGAGACGGCCCTGCCGGCACTGGTTTTGCAGACGATCACGGACGAGCGGCCGCAGCACTACAAGGGCTTCCAAGCGCTGCGTTCGACGCGCGTGCGAGCGGACACCTGGGCGGTAACATATGCGGCGGCGCGGGCAGTATCCGAGGCGGTGATTGCCGCTGCGGTTCCGGAGTATCGCGGCAACGGCATCCACTTCCGCCGCGCTCAAGTCGAAGGCCCCCGCGACCTGATGGACGACGACGCGACCAAGCCGCTCCACCGCTCATCGGTTGACCTGATCCTATGGTGGTCGGCCCTCTAACATGGCCGGGTTCCAAGTGTCCGGCTTCGACGCGCTCGACCGGAAGCTGGCGCAACTCGAACGCGGGTTCGACCGGAAGAAGGTTGTCGGCGTCCTGCGCCGCGGCGCGAATGTCATTGCAAGGGAAGAGCGGGCGCTAGTCCCGGTGCGCAGCGGCGATCTCCGCCGAAGCATCACCGTCACGACTTCGCCCGGCTTCACGCTTCCCGATGCACGAAACGAGATCACGATCTTCGTCGGCCCGAAACGCGGCGCCGGCTCGATCGCCCACCTGGTCGAGTGGGGCACCATCCGCACGGCCGCTCATCCCTTCATTCAACCCGCCATCGACAAGCGCGGGGAGGAAGCAATCGGTATCGTTCTGACGGGGCTCCAAGGGCTCCTGCAGGATGCGGTGAAGTGACGTTTAGCAGGAGCTAGGAACATGGACGCAAACGGAAATAGCCAGGCCCAGATCGGCTGGGGCTCGGAGTTCTGGCTGGCGAACGCTCAGGGCGTGCTGGTGGAACTGGACGAGGTGACGGAGATCCCGTTCGCCGAGGAAGCGGCGGATGATGTCGAAGTCACGCACTTCAAGTCGCCCGGCCGCCGCAAGGAATACAAGCCCGGCCTGATCGAGCCCGGCGACGGCACGATCACGCTCAACTATATCCCGGGCGGCGCAACGGATCTGCTGATCACCGAGGCCCAGAACTCGGGCAAGGTGCGCGCCTATCGCACGATCATCCCGGCCGGCGATGGCACCTGGCAGGTCGACGGCTTCCTCTACGTCAAGAGCCGTGGCCGCGCTGTGCCAATCGGCGACCGCATGACCCAGACCGTCAGCGTCCGCTTCACGGGCCTCGGCGTTGAGGGCGTCGGCGCCGTTGGTGATGACGACTGATGAAGGGCGAAAAGACCTTCGACGCATGCGGTGAACGCTGGACCATGTTCTTCGGGAACGCGGCCCAGTGCTCGATCGAGGAAGCCTATGACAAGGGCTTCTTCGCGGTGATCCAGGACGTCATGCCAGGTGCAGACCCGGCATGGCTCCTGAACCCGGGGGCCTATGCCTCGGAACTCGCCGCCGTCGCTCGTGAGATCCGCATGAAGGATCTGCGGGACCTCGCCTGGCATGGCCTCCGCAAGCATCACCCGGACTTGACCCTGGATGATGTCAGCGACATCGCCGACGACCTCGGACAGCAGAAGTTCGGCGAGGTTGTCGGCTCGGCAATCCGTGCCACTCAGGACACCGCCGCTGAACCGGCAAAGGGTGGTGCGGCAAAAAAGCCCACGACCCCGCGGCAAAAACGGACTGGCTGACGCTTCAGCGCAGTTGGACTGCCGCGGGGTTTGACGCCTCCACCTTCTGGGACCAGTGCCAAGCCACCTACGGCGCCGCGATGCGGGGCCGAGCGGACGCCTTGAAGCAAGACCGCGAGCGGGTGCTGTTCGCCGCTTGGGCGGGCGCGATGTTCACGAGGCAAGACAAGCTCAAGAGCTTCTCGCACTACGCGAAGGACATGCTGCCCCGTGATCCGCAGACGAACGCGGGCAAACTGGCAGCGCTTCGGAACGTGCAGGCGTCGGGTGTACCGATGTCGATCAAGCGCATCAGGTAATTTGAGGCACGGGTTTCCCGGCGCCCATCTCTTTAGGAGCGGCCATGCAAGCACTTCTCGCATCGCTGGTCGTCTCGATGGGCGTCAAGGACGCCGCGTTCAAATCCGGGATGGCGACCGCGCGTGCGGATGCGAAGCGTACCGGCCAGGAATTCAAGCGCTCATCCAAGACTATGGAAGGCGCGGTCCAAAACGCCGCCCGCGAGATCAACGCGGCGATGGTCCGGATCGGCGAGAGTGTCGCGTCGATGGGCGAGAAGGTCCGCCGCGCGGGCGTCGGCCTGACTGTGGGGCTCACGGTCCCGCTCGGCCTCATCGGAAAGACCACCAAGGACACGGCGGCTTCGTTCGAGCAGGGCATGAACCGCGTCCGCGCGGCGCTGCTCAGCACGTCACCGGAGAACATCGAGAAGCTATCTGAGGCGGCGCTTCGCCTAGGCCCAGCGATGGGCCGCAGCGCGATCGAGGCGGCCGGCGCGGTCGAGATGCTGGCGAAGAACGGCATGAGCGCGGCGCAGGTCCTCGGCGGAGGCCTTGAGAGCGCCCTGAAGTTGGCGGTGGTTGGCCAGACGGACCTAAGCTCTGCGGCTGACCTGACGACGGATGTTCTGGCGCAGTTCGGCAAGCGCGCCTCGGACCTGCCGGACATCACCAACAAGGTCGCCGGCGCACTCGATGCGACGAAGCTTTCCTTCAACGACTATCAGCTGGCAGTCGCCCAGGCGGGCGGCGTGGCCGGCGGTCTCGGCTACGAGTTTGACGACTTCAACGTCGCCCTTGCTTCTACCGTCTCGCTGTTCGGCTCGGGTTCCGATGCAGGCACCGCCTTCAAGACGTTCATGACGTCGCTTTCCGGCAATTCGAAAGAGGCTGAGGACCGGATCAAGCAACTTGGGCTGCAGTTCTTCGACGCGACCGGCAAGGCCCGGCCACTCTCCGAGATCGCCGACGAACTGAATACCAAGCTGAAGGATCTGAACGACCGGTCCCGCAACCGCGTCCTGTCCGACATCTTCGGCAATGATGCGATGCGGACTGCCATTGCGCTGATGAGCCAAGGGTCGCAGGGCATCGAGAACCTGAAGCAGCAGATCAACGGCGTCACCGCTGACGAGAAGCTCGGCGAGCTCCTGCGTGGCGATGCAGCGGCCACCGAGCAGCTTTCTGCCGCGACCGAGAAGCTGTCGATCCGGCTGGGCTCAGTGCTCCTCCCGATCTTCACGTCCGTGAAGCAGGCAATCGCCTCGGTGGTGGACGCGCTCGCCAATATGCCGTCCTGGTTTTACACGGCAGTGGTGTCGGTTGGCGCGCTCGCCGCGTCGATCGGGCCGTTGATCCTCGTTGCAACGACAGTCGCAAAGGTTGCGCTGCCCCTGCTGCTTCTGCGGCTCGGTCCCGTGGCGCTGGCATTTGCGGCCGTGATCAACCCGGTCGGCGTGCTGATCCGCCTGCTCGGCCAGTTGGCGATCGCTGCCGGGGCGTCGACCGCCATCGGGCTTCTCGGAGCGCGCATGGCCATGTTCGCCGGCCCGATCGGCATCGCGGTCACGCTTCTCACCATTCTTGTGCCGCTGCTGATGAGGACCGCGAAGCAGTCGGAGGCCCTGACGAAGGCGCAGGACCAGCTGACAGCTATGCAGGAGGCCGGAGCCGCGACGCTGAACCGCCTGGCAACCGCACAAGGAAAGGCGCGCGACGAAGCAATCAAGCTCGCGAAGGCGCAGCGGGATCAGGCGCGTGCAGCCTTGGTATCGGCGCGGGCGAACGTGATGGCCGCCCGAGCAGCTGCGATGGCTGCAATCCAGACCGCAGAAAGGGCCAACGAACTCCCAACCAACGCGATCGGTACGTTCCTGCGGGTGCGCGGCGGCATGAACGCGAAGGCCAAGACGGACGAATATCAGAAGCTGGTTGAAGTCCAGCAGGGGCTGGTGGACCAGTTTGCCGATCTCGACGCCGGGATTCGCGCGGCCGAGGCGGCGGGCAATGGCAGCGTGAACATCGAAGACCCCGAAAAGACGAAGCGTGGGCGGAAGGAGCGTGGACGAGACGCGGCCCGTGACGAGGCAAGCTACCAGGATGAACTCGGCCGGCTTCGCGTCGCTGAACTGGAGGCGCGAGCCGACCTCACCGAGAGCATCGAAGGGCGCTACAACGCGTCGACTGCCGGCATTGCGGAGGAACGTGCATCCTTCGCCCGGTCGATCGCGCTGGACGAGGGCATCAACGACGCCAAGCGGGCCCAGTTGCTGGCCGCGAAGGACGCCGAGCTCGAGCAGCGCAGGGGCATCGCCGAGCGCGAGCGGTTCAGTGCCCTCGCGCAGCAGCAGTACGACATGGAGACGGACGCCCGCGATGCCGAGCAGGACGCGCTCCGCGATCGAATGGACCTGGCCGACAGCATGGCCGAGCGTCGCGACATCGGCCTGCGCCTCCTGGACCTTCAGCGGAAGCAGGAAGAGGCAGAGATCGAACTGATCCTCGCGACCAAGGCGAGCACGACTGCCGAATGGGAGAACGCACGGGCCCGCAAGGACCGCCTGGACGCCGACTATGCCCGCCGCCGTGTTGGTGCGGTGCGGGACACGGAAGGGCCCGCAGAGGGTTACATGCGCGATCTCAACAGGTCGGCAGCGGCGCTCGGTGAGACGATGGAGAACACCGCCGTCTCGGCATTTCAGCGGCTGAACGATGAGCTGGCCGACTCGCTCACGGGGTTTGTGAAGCTGGGTGGCGCGGCCGGTTCGTTCGTCTCCACGATCCTGAACGGCATTGCCCGGATTGGCATCGAGCAGAACATCATCAAGCCGCTGGCTGGCGCGCTGTTCGGCGGAGGTGGTTTCCTCAAGGGCCTGTTCGGCGGGGCTACTGCTGCGGCCTCCGGATTTGGCGGTGTCGACTTTGGCGCGGACCTCGCTGCGGCTCAGGGGCTCAGCTACGGCGGCGGCAAGGCATCTGGCGGGCGTGTCTCGCCCGGCAGTTGGTACACGGTTGGCGAGAGCGGGACGGAAGCGTTCGTGCCCGACAGCGCCGGGACCATCCACCCCAACAGCGCATTGCGCGGTGGTAACGCCGCTCCTGCGCTGATCCAGCTGGTAGCAGACGAAGGCGCCGCTTTCGTTCCGCGGGTCGCCAGTATCTCCGGCAACGTCTCTGTCGAGACGGTCCGGGGCTCAAACAAAGCGGCCGCGCGCCGAGGAAGGCAGCGTCTCGCATGAGCGTCGACCTGACCGCTTTGGAGGTGAACGGCGACGAGATCATGCCGCTCGACTTCGGGGGCTTCATGCCCTCCGCGCTGGGCGGCTCGACCTCACGCTTCGGGCGGATGGGCGACCGCTACGCCGCGCAGGTGTCAACGCCGCTGATAGAGATTGAACCGGACGGGCGGCGCTGGGCGGCCAAGCTACTCCGGGCGCGAAAGGAAGGCGGGGTCGTGTTGATCCATCAGCCCGACTTTCGCGTCGGAGCGCCCGGCAACCCGGTTGTTCCGGAGGCGGTAACGGGCGGTCGCCAGATCCCGATTTCCGGCTTCACCCCGGGCTATTCGATCCGGGAAGGCCAGTGGTTCAACCTGATCATCGACGGTCAGCGGTATCTCGACCAGGTTGAGGGCGCGACGATTGCCAGCGGCTCGGGCGCCGCCACGATCACGATGCAGAACCTGCTCCGCGCGCCACTCACAGCAGGCGTGAAGGTCGATTTCGTTCGGCCCTGCATCGAGGGCTGGATCGAGGGCAACTTCAGCATCCCGCGTGCGAACGACGGCTTCACTTCCTTCAGCTTCACGATCAGCGAAAAGGCCTGACATGACGCAGCGGATCATCCTGGCGGGCTTCCTACTCTGGAGCACGCCGGCAGGAGACGTGCGCCTGGTTGACGGCGGCACGCTGGCGTTCAACGGCGGGCAGTATCGCGCGTCACACCCGGTCTTCGGCGCAATCTCGGGTTTCCAGCCCATCAACGAGGGCGTTGGCGACGAAGCGCCTGCGGGAACGCTGACGTTCTCCCCTGCTCCAGATGCCGACCCCTCCATCATCAACTCGCCGGGGCTTCAGGGCTCTCGCATCCGCATGTGGATCGGCGAAATCGACGGCGACACGGGGCAACTGATCGGGCCGCCTGACCTGATGCTCGACGGGATCGGCGACGTGACCCGCTTGAAGCTCGCTCGCGGTTCGAAGCAACTCGAGTTCGACATCGTGTCCCGATCGGAGCGGCTGTTCCTGGTGAACGAGGGCAACGTCCTGTCGGGCGAGTATCATCGTGGCATCTATCCGGCCGAGCGCGGCCTGGACAACGCGATCGGGGTTCCGACTGTAGTTGCCTGGGGCGTGACCGGGCAGCCGCGGGGCACCGCCTGATGTCGGTGATCGCCCCTCTCAACCCGGTTGAGCGTGCAGCCGCGACGAAAGCCACGGCCGACAAGTTCCGCGGGCGGCCACTCGACTTCGCTAACGGCGTCACCTGCCTGCACCTCCTTCGGGAGCAGATGCTGGCGTTCGGATACTCGCCTCCGGAGATCCCGGCGTTCTCCGACGTGCTGGGCGCCAAGCGCGCGTTGCGGAAGGCAGGGCACCGGACGCTGAAGGGACTGCTGAACAAGCACCTGACGCCGATCCCGCCTGTGCAAATGCGGGTCGGCGACGTGGCGATCCTCAAGGGCGAACCATTCGACGCGATCGTGATCTCGGCCGGCGGCAAGCTGCTGGGCTGGCACGAGGACGGCCGGGCTGGTCTCGTCAATCTCGTGCCCATCGCTCCCCTCATCGGCGCCTGGAGGATCGTATGAGCGGTACGCTGGGCAAGGTCGCGATGGTTGCAGGCATGGTTGCACTTGCGGCGACCGGCGCCGGCGCAATTGCGGGTGCAGGCTGGGGCATCGCGGGCATCGGCAGCTTCACCGCCATCTCGCAGGCGGCAAGCATCGCAGCCGTCGCCGCGAGCACGGCCGCATCGCTCACGGCGAAGAAGCCACCGGCGCAAGGCTCCAGCACGGACATCACGATCGGCGCCAACATGCCGTCGCCGATGGTCCTGGGGGAGAGCTATTACGGCGGCAGTCGCGTCCACATGGCAGCGTACGGCACCGAGAACGACGTCCCGAACAGCTATCTGTGGGCGGTGGACGTCTATGGCGTCGGCGGCCCCTATGAGGCGCTGGTCGGGCGTTACATGGACTTCACGCCCGTCAGCTTCAGCACCGGCGGGCAGGCGATCGGCCACTATTCGAACAACGTCCTATACAGCGACTACCAGCTGGGCCTCACCCCGGAGCCGGATGCGCTGGTGCCGAATTGGCCCGGTGCGCCAAACTGGGGCGCGGCCTACAATCTGTCGGGCAAGCCCGCAATTGGTTGGAACGCGCGCTTTCCGAAGGACGGCAAGCGGTTCGGGTCCGGGTTCCCTCAGACCGGCGCCGTATGGCGCGGCATCAAGCTCTACGACCCGCGGAAGGACAGCACCTATCCCGGCGGCGCGGGTGCGCAGCGCTGGGCCTCCCCGGGCAACGTGGCGGCTTTCTCCGCGGCAAAGGGCACCTGGGCCTATTCGCGCAACCCCGGCCTCCACGCCCTCCGCTATGCCCTAGGCACCTGGGAGCGGGACGAGACGACGGCCAACCCGTACAAGAAGACCTTCGGCATCGGGCTCGACTGGGACGCGATCATTGTCGAGGATTTCGTCACGCTGGCGAACGTCTGCGACGACAATGGCTGGACCTGCAACGGCGTCATCTACGAGCCGGGCGACAAGTGGGCCAACCTCAAGTCGATCCTGCAGGCCGGTGGTGCTGAGCCCTGTTTCCGCAACGGGCAGCTTGGCCTTCGCATCAACGCCCCGCGCGTCTCGCTCGACACGATCACGATCGATGACCTGGCGGATGGCGAGAACGTCTTTCCGGCAATGCAGAGCTACCGCGACCGGCTGAACACCATCATCCCGAAATACCGCGAGCCGGCGCAGAAGTGGGAGTTCGTCGCCACTCAAGAGCCGGTGCAGGTGACGCAGTTCGTCACCGAGGACGGCGAGGAGAAGTCCGAGGAGCGGCAGTACAACCTCGTCACGAACCCGAACCAGGCGGCGCAACTGGCCGGCTATGACCTGGCGGGCGGGCGCGAGGCTGGGCCGATCGAGCTGGTCTGCAAGCCGCGTCTGCGCCGGTACGGCCCGGGCGACATGCTGACGATCAACATCCCGGAGGCGGGCGAGCTGTTCACCGATCGCGACTTCGTGATCCTGAGCCGCACGGTCGACCCGGCGAGCATGACGGTATCCCTGACGCTGGTGAGCGAGAACCCGAACAAGCACGCGTTCGCGCTGGGGCTGACGGGGACCTCGCCGCCCGCGATCACCATCCCAGGGCCGGAAGAGGCGGACGATGTGGCCGGATCGCGCGGTGACACCCAATCCGCAATCGCAAACTCCTTCCCGATCGGGCTGACGATCACCGCGGCCGACAGCGGAACGTTGACCATCAGTGCGCACACCCGGCGCTATACGGACGGGCACCCGGACGTCGCGGTCGATGGCGCCACCATTGCAACCGGCCTGGCACCCGGCGCCTTCCGCGCGATCGGCTATGACGATCCTGAGCGCGTCGGCGGCGCGGTGACGTACCAGCTGTTCGAAGACGACATCGACGCTCGCGCTGCGCCCGACCACCCTGCCCGGCACTATCTCGGATACGCGATGATCCCGACTGCCGGCAGCCCGCCATCGAGCGGCGGTGGTGCCAGCCCGCCGGGTGGGCAATGCGTGACCACCGACACCCCGATCCTGATGGCGGACGGCACCGAGAAGCCGGCCGGTGACATCGTGACCGGCGACCGCATCCTGACGCGGCACGAGCTGCGGCTGAACGAAGTTGGCGGTGGCTGGGGCGTATTCCCGGTCGAAGCCGTCGTGATCGCCGACAGCGAGGACGTGTGGCAGGCGGACGTCGGCGGCCGCCAGTTGCGCGCGACCGGCGACCATCTCGTCTACACCGGTGCATGGGTGAAGATGCGCGACATTGGCACCCAGATCGCGGGCTCGCACCGCATCGTGAAGGCGACCGTGGCCGACGCGCATACCTACGTCTCGAACGGCGTGCTCTCGCACAACATCAAGATGGAGCCGCGTGAGATCGAGACGGAATGACCCGCCCCGCTCGCAGCCACGGACTAACCAGGAGTACGACATGATCCCAGGAACGCTGCGGCTAGTGGCCCAGCGGTGGACGCCGTTCGCCTACCGCTTCCAATATCCCGGGCTGGACTTGAGCGCCGCCGACATCACCGGCCAGGTGCGTCTCTACGCCGACTCGCCAGTCGCGATGATCAACCTCCTGACCGTCAGTTCTCCGCTCGCGCAGGGGTTCTCGATCTCGGTCGATACGATCGACGGGGTTCCTACCTCGACGGTTCTCATGCGGATCAATGAAACCACGATCGAAGGCATTCTGCCGTTCCCGTCCGAACGCGAGCCGGACGAGCCGGTCGAGCTTGCGTGGGCGAAGCACATCACCCTTTCGCCGGTCGGCAAGCGTCGCTGGTTGGAAGGCCCCTTCATCATCACGCCGGGAGCAAACCACTGATGGTTGATGCTATCGTTCAGGCCATCGATGGCCGTGCCGTTGTCCAGGTGCAGGGCAATGAACTGCTCTTGCCGTACATTGCCAATGCGGCGGCGCAGGCGTCCTCGGCGCGTGCCGCGCGAGATGCAGCATACGAAGCCGTAGACCTGGCTGCCGAGAAATCTGTAGAGGCATCTCAGTATGCCGCGGCGGCTTCGGCTCTCGCGAACCGGTTCGCGAGCTACTCTGCCGGCCTAGCGGGTACCCAACCCGGGCAGGACTTCACCGTAGTCGCGAACGACGGGACGTACATCAACGTCTATCGGAACGGCACGAGCACCGGCAGCGGCGACCCGATCATCCAGTTGCCCGGTAAGGCGGCGTATGAAGGAGCCGCCGGCGCCGGCCTGATCGGCTATGCGGCAGCAGGGACTGGCATCCGCCCCCGCGATGCGCTGGACAAGCTGCGCGAAAGACGCACGATACTCGACTATGTCGGTGGCGTTCCGGACGGCGTGACGAGCAATCGGCAGGCCTTCCTCAACATGCTCGCAGATGGTGGTGGCATCGTGCCCTGGCAGCCGCAGCCGTATGTCATCGATGACACTGTCCTGTTCCCGGTTGGTGCAACCCTGCTGATCGAGCCGGGCGTGCGCATTTTGTGGGATGGTGAGACCCCTGAGAACCTGGGCGTCGGGGTCGCTGTGTTTCGCGTATCGGGTGACAACCTGATTGCCTGCACTGGGGGGCAAGGCAGCGTGTTCACGGTCGAGTGTGCGGTGGACACGCCAACGATCGCCGTCGTTGCAGGCTTCTCTGTCAACAACGTCACCGTGATCGGTGCCTTTGCGAAGCGCTGCATCCAAGTGCATCTGAACCTCAACACCGGCCCCGTCTCTTACGACGACGCGATTACGAGCGGGAAGCCCGGCGCCAACACCAACCGGTTCATCAAGATCGTAGGGGGCGGATGCAGGTTCGACACTAGCGTCTTCGAAGATCCGGCCATCATCAACGGTTCCGGTGCCGCCCTCTTCTATTGTGAGGACGCTGAGGTTCGCGAGGCGGATTACGTCAACGCCTACTGTGGCGTGCAGTACTGGGGCGGTGACAGCGGCTTCGGAGCCGGACAGCAAGGTTCGGATCCGGACGCAGAGCGTAAGAGCAAGCGCATCCGGATTATCAACTGCACCACGCGCGACACGACCGCAGGCTTCTGGGGATCGTTCGGCGATGACGTAACCGTTGAAGGCTGCCGCTCGTACAACTGCCACGACGTCGCGCACGACCATGAAGGGTCGCAAAACGTCATGGTATCGAACTGCTATGCGGAGAACAGCTATAACGGCAACTACGTCACCTTCGCCCTGACCCGGAACGGCATCACCTATCAGAACTGCGTATCGATGCAGTCCATACGGTCCCGTCCTCATCTCCGCTGCTACAACGCGTCTCTAAGCGCCGGTGACAACCAGGGTATCGTTTGGCGGGGCGGGCGCTTCGAAACGACCGATTTGACCGGCCCTGGTGTTCTGGACACCGGCTTTGGCCCGGCTGGGCTGATCGCGATCGAGAACGCCACCTTGATCAACACCCGGATCGACTTCACCGGACTCAACAATCAGGTCCGCGTCATCGGCAACGACTTCCACTTTCCCTTCGTGAGCGCCGGGCCATTCGCCGCGGTCAAGATCGCCGGGATCGCAGGTAACTCGCTCCAGGGCCGCGCAATCGCGATCATCGAAGGCAACCGCGTTCGGACGACTGCCCCTCAGCCCGCGGGAACTGAGCTATTCCATGTCTCGGTTGGTGACTTCAACTTCGCCGATCTCGTCGTGATCGCTAGCAACATCGCGTTCCTGCCGAACACGGCCGTCTACTCGCCGATCTACATGGAGCATACCGGCACCAATCCGGGCACTGCCAGTCGCTTCCGGGTGATCAACAATGAAATGCTGGGGCAGATCCAGACACGCAGCACCGGCGGTGTCCCTGGCGTGTTCTCCGGCCGCAACAACTTTGACGAGAACGACACCCCTATTCCGCTGACGCCTGTCTGATCCTCTGAGCCCCGCCGAGTGCGCCAAGCTTCCCCAAATCAAGCTTGGCGCACGGCACTTCTATCCACCGGTACGACAGGTATGCGAGCGGGATCGTGATTGTTGAAACCGCTGCGAGGTAGGCGGGGCCGGAAAGCTCGGGCAGGTGCACCGCTCGCAGCACGAACTCGTGCAGCATGTACACTGAATAGCTGATCGCCCCGAGGAACGTCAGCGGCTTCGCGAGTACGCCCCAGCTTGGCGCCAGCAGGCAGGCGTAGAAGATCGCATAGCCCAGTGCCCAGGCGGTAAGGATGGCCGAAAAGGAGCCGGCGTCACCGTGTTCGGGCGGGAACGCCTGGAAGCGCACCCACATTCCGAAGAGGATCGCAGCGGCGACAAGCGAGAGGCACTGGAAATGTAGCCCGCGGTCCTCCCCGCTGTAGATGCGATAGGTCAGCAGCCCCACCACACAGCTTGCGACTAGGAGCATGCGGCCCATCGGCGGGCACGAAAAACCGAGGAAGGGCAACACGGCCGCGAGCAAAATCACACCAACGGTTCCTGTGGTGATCAGCACTGCGCTTCGGTTCAACCCGGCCGCGAACAACCCGGCAAACCCGGCGTACCAAACCATCTCGACGGACAGCGTCCATGAGACGCCAACGACGTTCGGCGCCGCAACCCAATCCTGGGCAAGCAGCACGTTCGCGTAGAGGTCAGCCGGGGTCACGGACCTGCCGAGCACGAGCCAAGCGACCAAGCACGCGTAGTAGAGCGGGAGGATGCGCAGCATTCGGTTCGCGGCAAAGCGGCGAAGGCTGCCGGACTTCTCGAGTCCGATCGGGATTACGAAGCCACTGACAAGGAAGAACGAGGCAACGCCAGTCTGCCCGAGGTTGACCGCCCAAGGGGCGTGCAGGCCGCTTTGCTCGATTGAGTGCTGTAGCAGAACGAGCAGCGCGGCAATGCCGCGGGCGACGTCGATATTCGCAATGCGCCCGCTCACCGCACCCTCCCTTTTGGGTGTCAGAAGCACCCCAAAGCACAGGCTAAACCGGTGAGAGACCAGCCACAAGTTGGATCAGGCGGCGCCGTTCCCGAGCCGGCACACCCACGCAGGAGAATGAGCATGCACCACCCAAGGGCGCATCGTGCCTGACCGCGGCATAGGCTTGGAGGACGCCCTCAGCCCCCGCATCGCCGGATCCACTGAAGGAATGACGCTGCAGGTGCTTGCCCAGATCCGCGACAGCCTGACGGCGATGAGCAGGGACATTCGGTCCAACAACGAGGCGACGGCCGACGTTCGGGAGCGGGTGATCCGCCTGGAGGAACGCGACAAGCGGCTTGAGCAGATCGAGGCGCACGTCGGCGTTCTAGACGCCCGGGTCGACGTGCTCCTGAAGGACAAGGACCGTCGCGACGGAGCCCTTGGGATGCTGGGCATCCTGCGCGTGTGGGGGCCGCTGATCTTCAGCGCGATCGCAGCCCTGTGGCTGGTCGGCCGGTCGATCGGGATCACGCCGGCGCCGCCTGTTCGGGTGGAGACGCCAAACGGACTGACCATCGAAACCACTTCGGGAGGTAAGCCATGAGCAGACGCACTGCCCTATTCGAGGTCGTGAAGCCGTTTACGCCCGAAGGCCGCTACACGGCCGAGATGGTCAAGGCGCTCGATGCGCTGGCCGACCTGATGAAGCTGCCCCGCGAGGGTGGCGCGCTGTCACCATCCCCGGTGGCGATCGACAACATCAAGGAATTCGAAAGCTGCCAGCTGAAGGCCTACCCCGATCCGGGCACCGGCGGCGATCCCTGGACGATTGGCTGGGGCGCAACCGGGCCGGGCATCGCGAAGGGCGTTGTCTGGACGCAGCGCCAGGCAGACGAGCGGTTGGCTGCGGACGTTGCCCGCTTCTCGGCCGGCGTCACCACGGCGCTCGACGGCGCGGCCACCACTCAGGCGCAGTTCGATGCGCTGGTGAGCTTCGCCTACAACGTCGGCGTTCAGGCGCTCACGACCAGCACTCTCCTGCGCAAGCACAAGGCCGGTGATTACGCCGGGGCTGCCGAGGAATTCTACCGCTGGAACAAGGCTGGCGGGCGTGTCCTGCCCGGCCTCACCCGACGCCGCGAGGCTGAAGCCAAGATCTACAGGGGGCGCGCATGAACCGCTTTCACTGGCCGGACGCCCGCGGGTGGATCGGCATCGGCGCCTTCTCGCTGACCGTCATGGTTCTGTGGATGCTCGCGGTCTTCCCGGACCTCCGCCAGGACGAGTTCTTCAAGACCATCACGACGCTCATCATTGGCACCGGCTTCATCAACGGCGTGGTGTCGTGGGCCTACAGCGCGACCAAGGGCGGCGGCGAGCTGGCCGAGCACAACGCAACGCTGGTCCGGCAGCAGGCAGAGACGCCGACCGGCCAGCAGGGCGACCCCGTTCACACGATCCAGGAGAGACAGCCATGAAGCTCAAAATCGGCAAGCTGCTGAAGACCGTCGTCCGCGCGGCGAAGGCCAACCCGGAGATCGCGCTGGCGGTGGCAGGGTTAATCGCGCCCGGCGTCGTGAAGAAGGTCGCGCCGATCGTGGTGGCTGCGGCGGTGAAGCCCTAACCCCACCCCCACCACCGAAGCACATCCCCCTCCCCCCAAAGCGGCCGATACACCCCGCCCAGGTAATAAAACCGGTTCCACTCGCGGCACCCCGGCGTGATGCGACACCTGCACCGGCGCCCGATCAGCGAGTAATCCCGGCCAACGCGGGCGGCGAGCTCCACCAGGTCGACCTGCACGAAGCTGCACTTGCCCTCGCACATGGCCCGCACCTCGCACCCGCGATCGATCATCGCGCCCAGCGTGCGTGTCCATGTCGGGAATTGTGTTGGTTTGCCGCAGCCCATCTACGAGCCTGAAGCATGGGCGCGGCGTGTAGGAAATAGGGGTGCTGCGGGCCGGGCTTGATACCGGCTTCTCCTCTCGCCTTCGCAGCGTCCCAAGCGCAGATGAGGAGAACAGGGGTCCGATCTAGCGTGTCCATCCACGCCGCCGCAGCCCGCACACCATACCGCACGACTCGTGTTCGTGCCAGCCTTTTCGCTTTGTCAAGCAGGCGCGGCGTGGTAGGAATGTGGCGGGCGGCGACCCGAGAAGAACGGACGAAGGTGGTTCCGTCACCTGATGACTCCGGGCCGGTGAAACTCCGGATATGTCGCCCACATGACGCGCGTTGCTCACTGACACGCCCCCGATACCCACCAGATCGAGGGCGTCCCTACCCGGAAGGATGGGATGGCTTCGCGGTACCGCTGACGGAGGATTTGATGGCGAGAAACTGTGGCATTGCCTCTTACATCCCGACCATCATCGAAGGCTGGGGCGGGTTGAAGGCTTCGAGCGGCAATATCGAGGGTTGGGGCGGCGATTGACTGCCCCACATGACGCGGCGGACGCACGTAATTCCCTCGTGCGGCACACCACTGGCGGGCGCTGACCGGTACAGCCTGCCGACCGAGGAGCTGGGTCAACGCTCCACAGCTGGGACAGGGACCAGCCCGCCGCCTCAACCCTTCCCCGGCAGCTCGCTCTCAAGCATCCACTCGCCCCACTTCTTCACCGCGCGCACCCCGCAGCACTTCGCGACCGCGGCTTGCTCCTCGCCTTCCTTCGGCGTGTCGCTGACCCATTCGTGGGCGGTGCCGTCGCACTGGTACGGTTCGGGCGGGGGTTTGGGCATGCGGGGGATGTAGGGGGGCGTGGTTGGGAGTCGGATGACCGAGGTCCGGTTTAGCGAGATCTGCGTTCCTCAATCCGACTCGGGTCCGCTGTGAGCGTGATCTCGCCTTGGTAGTTCTGGCTCTGCGCTGCGCCGCACCGCCTGCAAACCCTGCTCCGATGTGCCCGAATGGGCTCGGGCTTGTTTTCGATCCGCTCAGGACGCCACGTTACCGACGCCAAGGGCAACCGCTCCGGAACGTAGTTGGACCACTCAGACCAAGCGTGCTCGATGAACAGGCACCGTTCGGGGGCATCTTGCGGGAGGCCAGCCATTCTATGTTCTAGTTGCCAGTCCATCGTTTCGACCTCACGTTCGTTGTCGGGCTCATACGTCCGATCCTCTTCGCTCCGGAGACGAGGCGTGCTCCATCCCACGCAGCGCGCGAAGGCTCTCGGCAGCATTCATCCGATCGTGAAGCTCGATCGTGAACCGGTTGATGTTCGCGGCCGCTTCATTCGCAGCCTTGCCGATCTGTTCACAAGCCGCGCCCAAGTTGCGCAGGCTCTGGTTCATCGCAGTCATATCGATCTTCTGCATGCTCGCTCCCTCCATCGCGATCATCATCTTCCCCTTCCCCGCCTAGACTGCGCTCGCGGCCGGCGGGGTGCAAGGTGGGGTTAGGCTGCGTACTCCCATAGAAGCTTCGGCTCAGTCGGGTGCTTGTCGACGCGGCGCCTGGTCGGCGTATCCCAGCTGCGGCCGGGCACTTCGCCGATGAGCTTCCACCCGGCAGCCGCCAAAGACGACCCCGGCTCGCGCTGGAGCGTGTAGGTGCCGATCCTCCGATAGCCGAGCGCGAACGCCGCCCGTGCAGCTGCGCCGTACAGGAACGAACAGGCGTTCCGGTGGCCGGTCGTGCAAAGCCGCGTCACCTCGAGCGTGGCGCCGTCGTCGCGGTGACGGGAGACCGGGCGCCCGACGATCACGACGCCTACCAGCTCGTTGCCCGCCAGAGCGGCGATGCTGAACTTGTGCCCGACCGGCGGCGTGTGGTGCCGATGGTGCAGGCGCACGAACTCCGCGGCATCCGCGAAGTCGATCGGGGCGGCGACAAGACGGCTCACCCCTGCCCTCCCGCATCCTTCGCCCGCTGCGGCTTCGGGGCGGGGGTGCGCGTGGCGCTAGTGCGGGCTTGGCGCCGCCGCTGAAGCTCGCCAACCCAGTGCTTCAGCTTAGCCGCCGCCATGACGATCGGCTTCAATTCATTGGCCGCGTCATCGTACGAAAGCGTTTTGCGGAATCTGCCCCCGTTCAGGCGAGCCAGTACGCCGCGAGGGATAGCCTCCCAATTGCTCGGATCGACATTGCGCCGGTCGCCATCCAAACACTTCAGCGCATACCCCGCTGGCAGCGGCCCGTTTTTTGCTTCCCACTCCACGAGGTGCACCGCCCGCCAGCGCGACTGAAGCGGCATGCCGTCATGTATCTTGCGCTCGAGGTACCCGTCTTTGCTAATCCGTTCGGTCCCGATGGGCTTGTAGAGGCGAACGGCAACGCCCTGACGCTCGCCTCTCTGGAACTGTGTTTTACGAGCGTTCGGGTGGCGGCCGCCTGTACCCGGCGGGCATGGCTTGCCTTTGTTCGGAGGCTCCTGCCCCTTGGCGAAACAGCCTGTCCGCCCGGTCAGCCACCCATTCCGCTTGCACAGCGCATTGAAGTTTTGAAGCGAGATTTCTTCGCGATTGAACCTCTGGCAGAACGCCTGGTGAGCCTCGTTGCGCGGCAATTGGCTGACGGATTGGATAAACGCCCGCTCTTCGACGCTGTAATGGATTTGCCGGCCCTTCACTTCGCATCCCCGAGGCGCCTAGGTTCGGCAGCCGGAGCAATGTTCGCGAGCTGTGGTGCGAAGTGATATCCGTGGCCTGCGAGCAGGGTTGCGGCCTTCAACTGTAAATCGGCGTTCTTCACGACCTGATCGGCGACTGCCACGATGGCCTCGGCTCGTTTCGCCTCCTTCTCGATCTGCTCGTCAGTCAGGTCCTCGTCGCCGAGGCGCTCGATTTGGGCGAACAGGTGATCGTTCAGGTCTGACAGCTTGTTCTTCATTGCCTTGCCTCCGTTTCCACTAGCGGTTAAGAACCATACCCACTAGCGGGTTGCAAGAGGAAAAGCACTAGTGGAAACGATTGATTCGACTAGCGGTAATGCAGCCGCTATCCAGCGCCGCGTGACACGCCCGAAAGAATACGACGAACAGCTGGCGTTCCTCGTCAAGCGCGGAACCAAGGACCGCATCGAGGCGGTGCGCGGCGAGGTGTCCAAGGCGGACTTCCTACGAGCCGCAATCGATGACGCGATCGCCAAGGCGAAGCGTCGGAGACAGTAGCTTCTGCGTCCCCCCTATGCTGTAACCTATTGATTCATAATGAGTGGAACAGAGCGGGAAGATCGGGACAGCCCATTGAAAACATAGGGTTTATGTTCTTTCACGGCTGAAACACGGGTTCGATTCCCGTAGGGGTCACCATAACCCGCCGAACTCCTCCTAACCGAGCGAGAACGGCGGGTTTCGGTCATTTGGACGTGCTTTCTGGTCACAACTCTGTGATACAAAGAGGCATGGACGATATGGCTGATATGCAGCGGCTTCTGAAGCGCGGTGAAACCTATCACTATCACCGCCGCGTACCGCTCCACCTGGTCGAAACCATCGGCAAAAAATTCATACGCCGCGCTTTGGGCACCGACAGCCTGAAAGAAGCGCGTCGCCGACGGACTCTGGAGGATGCTCGGACCGAGGCGATGTTCCGCAGCGCAGAAAAGGGTATCAAACCAACCGCCAGCCGTGCCGGCGTCTCGCTGGGCACCCTCACCGGCTACGTGCGGGAGACCGTGGCAGAGATGGATCGCAAGGCTTCCGAACGGCTGGCCTTAGCCCCGCCGGCCGATAAGCAGAAGCTGGCGGACCTAGTCGAGGACGCTGAGATCAAGCTTGGCATCCTTACCGACCCCGGCGACCCGCGGCAGGATGAGCTAGTGTCGCGGGCGACCGATCACATCGCTGACGCTCACGGGGCAGAACTGACCGACGCCGCGCTTGTCGCTCAGTTCGCAGAAATTGTGCGGCGAGGGTTGGTTGAAGTCACTCGTCGCCAGATCGGGCGGCTCACCAACGAAAACGGCAGGGCCTTCCACGATGCTGCATTTGATCCCGCGGCTCCGCAACCCGCCCCGGTCAACGTTGCCACGCTTGATACCGACATCGTGGACGGCTGGGCAGCGGAGCGGAAACCCTCTCAAAAAGCCGTGGACAGCTGTCGGAGCGAGCTCCGCAAGTTCCTTGCCCATCGAGGGCCGACGGCCGCGGGCGACATAACCCGGGCCGACGTGCTGACCTATAAGGCCTCAATGATCGCGGATGGTCAGACCCCGGCGAACATTAAGACGCGGCTCAGCCGCCTCAGCACTGTGCTCGGCTGGGCCGCTGAAAATGGTCACCTGCCCACCAACCCGGCCAAGGGAATCACCATCAAGGTGCCGAAGAAGAACAAGGACAAGCGCCAGCCCTTCGACGTGGCCGACCTGAACGCGATCTTTGCCGGTCCTGTTCACGCGAACGGCGAACGGCCCCTGCGTGGGCGTGGGGATGCTTCCTACTGGCTCCCCCTGCTGGCACTGTTCAGTGGGGCACGGCTGGAGGAAATGGCCCAGCTTCGCCCACATGACGTGGCCCAGCAGACCTATACCGATGGCGACGGCCAGACCCGGCAAAGCTGGTTCATCAAGATTGTCGAGGTGGACGGCGAGGACGGCACCAGCGTCAAGACCGCAGGCAGCGAGCGCCTTGTCCCCGTGCATCCCGTGCTGGAGTCGCTGGGCTTCATTGCGTTCGTGAAGGCCCAGCTGGACGCTGGCTATGCCCGCCTGTTCCATCTGTTGAAGCCGGGGGGCTATGGGAAGCTGGGCAACAAATGGGGCGAATGGTGGAGCGGTTACATGCGCGGCACCCTCAGCATCACAGACAAGCGCAAGGTTTTCCATAGCTTCCGCCACACCTTCAAGGACATGGCCCGTCATTGCGGCCTACCCGAAGGCATTGCCCGGCAGATTATGGGCCATAGCGGCGAGGACGCGGCCGACGATTATGGTAACGGACATGCCCTGTTCCAGCTCGTCGAGGGCATGGCGAAGGTGAAGCCCGTGGGCGCGAAACTGCCCGCGCCGTCAGCCGCTTAAACGATGTCTGACTTCAGGGTCAGAAAAAATTATCTGATGCCGTTGTAGTCTGTTGCTCGCCAGCTTTGAAACGAAAAGACCCCCACCTTGCCGGACGAGGGTCTCCGGGAGCGCCGAGACGACGCTGATCGACACCAGCATTTCTACGTCCCGGTTCTCCTTCGATGCAGCTTCGATAGGAGTCAGAACCGTGGCCATAAAGATCAAGGTGCAGAAGCCTGCCCCCTCCCCCGTCATCGCCATCGAGCACCTGAAGGGAACGGCTCGACGACTGGCTGAATTAATATCGAAGCAGGGACATTATGAGTTCGAGGGGTTCAAATGGCTTCATGGTACCTTCGGAGGAATTGCCGCCGACCTTGGCGTGAATGATAAGACAATTGAACGCAACGTCCAGAAACCACCGTTCCATTACATCACGCGATGGTCAGCGGAGGATGGCAGGCACATTCTGTTGAAGCTGGGCACTGCACCTTGCGAAACCGATCTCGTCTACAGCCTGCGCGCCGTATGGGTTCGAGGGTTACTCTATTTCAACGGGGTGGCAGCGGAAGCATGGCCGATCGAAGCCATGAAGGCCAAGCACGCAAAGTTGCCGTATAAGCGGTTACAGCAGCGCATCGAGAAGGCTCAAGAACGGTTGCCTGAGTTGGCGAAGCTAAAGGCAGGCGAGGACATATCGTATGAAGTTCAGCCGCACGAAATGGGCTTGCTGCGTGAATGCGTGAAACGACTGGACGATGATGCCTTCGCCACCGTTGCGTGCATCGCATCCTGGAACGGCTGGCACAAGTTCATGTCATACACCAAAATCGCGGACAGGATTGTCGGTCGATATTATCACTGGCCGACCCTTGGTCCGATCGCCGCCAACCCTGACATCGCCCTGCAAGCCTATCTCGACATCGGACAGGACGAAGGGAGCATCGAAATTGCCGACAGCGCCCGATTGACGGCCAAGATCGCCAGTCTGGCGCCTTCCACGGCATCGTGATCGACCAATGTCTGTTTCTCTTATCCCATGTTTCTACAATTATACTACTAACATGAACTGATATTTTCACAGGGAGAGAGAAACAGACATTTCAGTCCATGGCTTGTCGCTTCGCTCCCTCGCCATGTCCCTTGTTCGGGAGAAGGAAGAATGGGAGCGATAACGATTGCCAAAATCAAAGCTCCTTCGGGAATTGCAATTAATTGCAATGAACCTTCCGTTAAGGCGAACGCAGTATATTCGGGCACCTCCGTGATACAGGAGCGTGCCCATGCCCTCGGTTCAAGACAAGTCAGATGTCGACCACCTCAAGCAGGAGGCGCTGGCACTCGCAGTCAAGCCGACGAAGAGCTTCCATGCGTTCGCCCTTGCCTTGTGCGCTGCCCACGGTGAGGACCGGGCCTTTCTGCACGAGGTGGAGCAGGTCGCCGGGATTAAACGCCGGGCGCTGTTCTACCTGCTGAACGTGGGCAAACTTCTCAACGACCACGATGTGTCCGAGGAGCAGGCTGAACGGATCGGATGGACCAAACTCCAGATCATTGCTCGATACGTAGCGAACCGACCAAGGAGGCTCAGCCAGCGTGCAATGAAGGCCAAGCTGGAGATCGCAGCACGAACCTCTGCACACGCGCTCCCGGCTGCTCTGGAGGCACAAGACGCGCCATCAAAAGGGGCGCTCCGTTCGATCCTCCTGCGCCTCCCTGCCGAGCAATACGTCGATGTCGAGGCCGCCCTCATCGCCTGCGGTGCAGAGCGGAAGCGCCGAGGCTTGATCCGTAAGGAGGCGGCCCTTGTGCAGTTGGCGGTCAGTCACCTGACTGCGAGGCGGTGACGCGCACCGTGTCGTCAGCGCCGTGATCGGCAATGCCGAGGTCAACGTGCTGATAGGCGCCAACCCGAGTTTCTTCACGTCCCGCGGGGCGCCGGAGGGCACAACTTAGGACCGCCGCTGCGCCGGCTCACGATGATCTGTATCGTTGCCGTAGATGTCGCGATCGGCCCAGTCATGCAGGCGGGTGTCGAGCACAGCAGGATCACGGATGAAGGTATATGCAGCATCGAAGCGCCATCGGAGAATATCTTAAGAGCTTGAAATTACTGTATAAATACAGAAAACCAGCTTAAGATGATCCTTGTTTCGAAAGGATCATGATGATTAATGTTCTGACCTTAGGTCATTCCAATGCTGACTGGGATAATTTCTGTCATGCACTCGATCAGTTCAACGTCGACTGCATTGTTGACGTGAGGTCATCGCCCCGATCGCGCTGGCGACACTTCAATAAACCTGAACTGCGGGTGCGGCTGAACCGGGTTGGCGTGTCATATATCCACATGGGCGATGCTCTGGGCGGGATGCCCGCTAGCGGGACCACCGACTACGCGACGCGACGCGGCACCGCTGCCTTCACCGCAGGGATCGAGACCGTTTTGGGGATCGCGGCCCGGTGCACGCCCGCCCTCCTGTGTGCGGAGCGTGATCCGCTGCAATGTCATCGCTTCTCGTTAATCGCCCGTCATCTGCACAGCCTGCCGGACGTCGGGGTTTCCCACATTCGTCACGACGGCACATTGGAAAGCCAGGAAGAGGCCGAGAACCGCTTGCTGGCCCTCCACAAGATTTCCGACGACCTGCTGACCAGCCGGGATCAACAGGTGGCCGATGCCTACGCTCGGCAAGAGCGCAAGCTCGGCTGAGAAGGCTCAACTCAGACCCCCGGTTTCAGGTGCCCCCTCCCACCCATGAGCTCTCGGAAAAGCTGGGCAAAAGCAAAGACGCGAAAGACGAGAAATGAGTGAAGCTCCGAACGAAGACGGTCGTGCAATTAATTGCAACAGCGACTTGATCGTCCCGACGAGCGACGGTCCTGGTTCTCTGCTCTCAGAGCCGATCTCAGAGCAGGTGCACCATCTCCTATCCTCTTCCCTGTCCAGCAACAGCAAGCGCGCCTACGCAGCTGACTTCGCCCATTTCAAGGCATCTGGGAGGCACATCCCCTGCCCGCCTTCAGAGGTCGCAGAATACATAGCCGATCTGGTCGACACTCACGCGGTCGCTACAATTCAGCGCAGACTGGCGGCGATCGGGAAGGCACACCGCGGGCTCGGCTATGATGATCCGTGTTCAGCTGAGATCGTGAGGGCTACGCTGCGCGGAATTCGGCGGACAAAAGGCGTGGCACAGCGCGAGGCGCGAGCCCTCCGACGTGATGACCTGTTTATGGTGCTGGAGCAGATCGGCGAGCGCCCCATCGACGTCCGGGACAAGGCCTTGCTGCTCATCGGGTTCGCTGGGGCGTTTCGTCGCTCCGAACTGATCGGACTGGACTGCAGCGATGTTGAACATGAGCGCCGAGGCATCGTTCTGCATCTGCGCCGCTCGAAAACCGACCAGAACGGACACGGTCGCAAGATCGCGATCCCGAATGGGCGGACCCGATGGTGCCCGGTCGGCCATCTAACCGCCTGGTTGGCTCACGCCGAGATCGGCCACGGCCCGGTCTTCCGCAACATCAACAAGCGCGGTCACGTAGCCTCGCGCCGTCTCTCCGGGGAGGCGGTAGCGAAAATCGTGAAGAGGCGCGTAGAGGCGGCAGGCTTCGATCCAACCTCCTTCTCTGGACACAGCTTGCGTGCAGGCCTCGCGACCAGCGCCGCTGCCGCTGGCACGTCCACCTGGAAGATACGCCAGCAGACCGGTCACGCCTCGGATGCGATGCTAGCCCGCTACATCCGCGACGCGGATATGTTCACGGACAACCCTGCTGGTGCGGTGCTGTGACCGGCGGCGGGCTGACAGCACGCGGGTCGCGCGCGCAACAGTCCGTTCAGCCGAACATCGCCTCCCCAAGGTCCGAGTAGATCGGCTCGAGCTCATTATCATCGAGCGGACTGTCCTGCATGGCCATCTTCGGGCTGTTTCCGACGGCGTAGTAGACGAGCAAAATCGCCGGGACCCGATACAGGGAATTCGAAGAGGCTCGCTCCTGTATGAACCGGCCCAAGAAGGGCTTACGGCTTAGCCACAGCTCTAGGTCCCGGTGGAAGTGATCGCCGGCGAACTTCTTGTAGTGGTCAATGAGCAAGGTATTCAGCGGACCGGCGACACCTTCGCTCCCAATGAACTCGCTATACCTTTGGGCCAAGAAGGTAGCGAGTGCCCGATCCGGGGCGAGCATCCCATTTATGGTGCGAGACACCTCAGAGAAGAACCCGTCGGTCGCCTCGATCAACGCCATGCTCTTCGCTGCCGCTCTCTTCAGCGAAGGAGTCGCAGTGACGCTGGGTTTGTAGATCGTGTCGTGTGTCAGCTCGCTGTACGCATGCTGGAGCAGCGTTCGAACCTGCACTTCGCAAGGCATATTCGCGAGAACGCGTTCCCCCTCGAATGTAAGCTCATCTTTCGAGCGGAGGACGTAGTGAAGCGACTGGTAGTCGAATTCGTATGGTCGCTCCTCGCGCTCCTCTGCGAAATCCCGCGCCTTTTGCGCGACCCATGCCGCTCCGCTCTCGATTTCCGTCTCGATCGTACGCACGTCGTCTTCCACGAGCACCACGAAGCGAAGACCCACTTTGTCCTCGATCTGCTCGTACGGATCAGTGTAGGCCTTCTTGCGGTGGAAGGCCTTCTGCAACAGGGACTCCGTTTCTTTCACGCGCGGCTGCACCGGAAGCTTCAGGAACAACTCTAGCTTCGTCGGGGCGACGCGAGTGGCGATTGCACTGCGCAGCTCGTGAGCCACGTAGCGCCCCCAAGCCGCATACGACCGCTCCTCGTGCTGCCACCGCTCCAAGAGTTCATCCTCGGTCATCACCGCTCTTCCGTCACCTCCTGGTGGACGATGATGCGGGTCCAAGCCTCGTCGCCCTCGCCTCCAAACTCCTGTGCTGGTCCGCTCGTAATCTCCACCTTCTTCTGGCTCAGAGCGTCCGGAGAAGCGAAGAACTCCGCGGCAGCGCCGAACTTGAACCGTCTGCGCCTCAGCTTTGCCCCGAGCCGGGCCGTATCCCGCATGACTGCCCTGCGGGGGAAATGTTTTGCCTCAAGGAAGTTCCGGAATGGGTCCTGCATATCCTTCGGTAAGTATTTCTCTGCAAACTCATCGGAAGTGAAGGTCGGGCTCTTTTCAGTCTTGATGTACGTGTAGAGCGCGTCGTTGACGTCGCGCTTCTCCTCCACTGGTAGGCTCGACCGTGCGACGAACTCTCGGGTGAGATCGAAGAAACGGGCGGTCTCGTAGGCGCCATCGCCCTTGAATACGCAGCCAAGAAAACCCTCATAAAAATACTGCGCGGCGGCCTCACGATGGCTCTGCGTGATATTGTGATCGAACACCAAGGCGGTCCAACCTTCAGGTCTCTTCTCGGAAACGCTCTCCCGAACCATAAAGCCGACCTTGTACAGCCTGGTCGCCTTCGTAAGGAAAATGTCCTTCAACAATTGAGTCACGATCGAGCCACCATCGGGCTGGCGGCGGAAGCCAGACTGCATCTCCGCCTTAATCACACATACGAACGGCGCATCGTGAGCCCCCACCGTACCGTCCAAGACAATAAGCATGCCTCCAGGGAGACCGGGCTGAAGCTGAGCTCGGGTGAGCCGATCTGCACAAGCCTGCGAGATGTGCAGAAACTCGGTATCATCCGCGGCGAGAAGTGCCTCCGCATCGGCTAGGTGGCTGTCCGCACCATAGGCAATGATATCCATCTGCACGCTCTTGGCTTGTGCGGAGAGCGCCTCCGTGATCCGCGCTCTGAACTCCTGGGTCGCATCTGCGGAGAGGATTTCGAGTTGGGTCGCGTATGTGGGCGTGATGGGCCTCTTGTCAGCCTTCCGCCTGAATACCTCATGCACAGCAATCCGGCGAACTTGCAGGTTCTCAACGATCAATGCCCACTCCCACGCTTCGGACGCCGGCACCTCCGGCGCTTCCTCACTCAAGTTCAGCCGCTTCACCGCGCTCCAACGACCGGGCCAAAGTGCTTCGCTCATCTTCTGAGTAGCTACGTGTTTACTCAATGATCGAAGGCTCTTTGACTTGTCTGCCGCTCGCTTCCCTCAGCCTGCCCTTGCTCACAATGCCGTAGGCACTGTGGAGCATCAAAAGATGGCGCTCAACCTCCGATAACACCCTATTATCAGAGCCTAAAGATGCAGCCCACCGCCTCGGCGCCGTGCAATTAATTGCATCACGTCACGGTAGCATCCCCGTCGCGCCGCCCGAGCCTTATTGCTAGCGACTGCGGCGATCGATAAGCGGGTTCGCGGTTCCGCCGCGCGCGGTTCTGGGGGATGAATGCCAACACTGACTCAATCGGCGCTCGAGCGCCATCTATGGGGAGCTGCGGACATCCTGCGCGGCACCGTCGATGCCGGGGACTACAAGCAGTATATCTTCGGCCTCCTGTTCTATAAGCGCCTGTGTGACGTCTGGGGTGAAGAGTTTGAGGCGCTGCTAACCGAGACCGGCGACCGCGAGGAAGCCGCCGACCCGGACGAGCATCGCTTCCACGTTCCTGCCGAGCACCGCTGGGAAGCCGTGCGGCAGCAGTCCACCCAGATCGGCCAGAGGCTCAACAACGCACTAGCGGCCATCGAAGATGCCAACCTGCGCCTGCGCGGCGTGTTCGGTTCCGTGGACTTTGCCAATCAGGATCGCTTCTCCGATGCCCTGCTGGAAAGGTTGCTGTCGCACTTCGAGAAATACCGCCTGCGCAATGCTGATGTTCCCGCCGACCTGCTCGGGGATGCCTATCTCTACCTCATCAAGATGTTCGCCGAAGGCGCAGGCAAGAAGGGCGGTGAGTTCTACACCCCCCGCCAGATCGTGCGCCTGATGGTCGAGATCGTTGAGCCGCGCCCCGGCATGTCGGTCTATGATCCCACCTGCGGTTCGGGCGGTATGTTGCTGGAGGCGGTGCAGTATCTGAAAGACCGGGGCGAGGACGCGCGCACCCTGTCGCTCTATGGGCAGGAGAAGAACTTCGCCACATGGGGCATCGCCGAGATCAATCTGTTCCTGCACAACGTCGATGATGCCTTCATCGCCAAGGGCGACACGATCCTTAGCCCCAAGCGGTATGACCCCAAGGCGCGCGAGTTCGTGGAGGGCATCGGAGCCTATGACCGGGTGCTGGCCAACCCGCCGTTCTCGGAAAAAGTGTGGGGTTACGAGGTCTGGCAGAACGGCGACCCGTTCGGGCGTGACACCTATGGCTGCCCGCCCAAGGGTTATGGCGACCTTGCCTTCGTCCAGCACATGCTCGCCAGCCTGAAGGACGACGGGATGCTGGCGGTGGTGGTGCCGCACGGCGTCCTGTTCCGGGGCGGGGCCGAAGGGCGGATCAGGGAGGCCATGCTGGCCGCAGACGTGATCGAGGCGGTCGTGGGTCTTGCCCCCAATCTGTTCTACGGAGCGGGCATCCCTGCCGCCCTGCTGGTGTGCCGGAAGAAGAAGCCTGCCGAGCGGCGGGGCAAGGTGCTGATCGTCAACGGCGATGCCACCTACCAACCGGGCAAGGCGCAGAACTTCCTGATCGACGAGCACGTTCGCACGCTGGCCGAGGCTGTCCATGCCTTCGCCGATGTCGAGAAGCTGGCCCGCGTCGTCCCGGTCGAGGAGATCGCCGCCAACGGCCACAACCTCAATATCAGCCGGTATGTGCAGACCGGCGCGGATGCCGAGGCGGTCGATGTCGCGGCGGAAGTCGCCAAGCTGCAAGACCTGATCGCCAAGCGAAACGAAGCGGAAGCCGTCATGTTCGGGCACCTCAAGAGGCTTGGCTATGTCGAGTGATGTGGCGGAACTTGACCGGCCAGTTGACGAGTTGCCGGACGGCTGGCGTTCGCTTCGCCTTGGCGATGTGGCCAGATTAGGTGGCGGAACCACACCTTCGCGCAATGAGGCAGGGTATTGGGACGGCGGGGTGATACCTTGGGCAACGCCGTCCGACATAACCTCGCTGCCGTCAGGGGTGAGCACCATCGACAGCACAGAAAGCATGGTGTCAGAGCGGGCGCTTGCCGAGTGCTCATTGCCGCTCAATCCGCCGGGGACAGTGCTAATGACTTCCCGCGCCACGATTGGTTTTGCCGCCATCAATACCGTGCCGATGGCGACAAATCAGGGCTTCATCACCTTCGGCGCGAGCCGTGACTTAAACCCCGAGTTTCTCCTTCACTGGTTGATCGCGCAGCGCCCCAACCTTGTGGCGGCGGCGGGCGGCAGCACCTTCAAGGAACTTAGCCGGAGCACTGCGAAGCTCTTGCCGATCTTGCTCCCACCCCTCGAGGAGCAGCGGCGGATCGCCGAGGTGCTGCGGTCGGCTGATGAGGCGATTGCGGTGCAGGCTGCCCTATGCTCGCACCTTAGGCAGACGACTGATGATCTCACAGACGAACTGTATGCGCGTGAGATTGCCGAGTGCGTCGATAGCCTCACCGCGTATGGCGATGCCTGCGCAACGGTGCAGGTTGGCATCGTAGTGAAGCCTGCATCCTACTACGTTGATGACGGCGGGGTGCCTGCACTTCGCTCTACCAACATCAGACGAAACCAGATTGAGTTCTCGGGCCTTGTCCAACTTTCCCGCGAAGGTCACGAATTCAATCGGAAGTCATCGCTACGGGCTGGTGATGTAGTGACGATCCGCACCGGAGAGCCGGGAAAGACTGCGGTTATCCCGCACGACGCGCCATCGCCGCTGAACTGCATCGACATCATTTTTTCCAGACCAAAGCCGCACCTTCGCCCCCACTTCGCGGCCTACTTCATTAACTCCAGCACCGCCCGGCGTCAGATTTTGGGGGTGCAGGGTGGTCTGGCCCAACAGCATTTCAACGTGGGCGAGATGAAGAAGCTGAAGCTGCCGGTTCCAGACCTTGCCCGGCAGGATCGGCTCATTGAGGTTCTGGACGCTGCATGGCAGTCCGTGCGGGTGGAGGAAGCCCAGCTCGCCGTGCTTCAGTCGACGAAAGCGGCCTTGATGCCCGCGATCCTCTCCGGTCGCGTCCGGGTTCCGGCATGA